CCGCGCGCCAAGCCCAGCAAGCTACTACCCGAGCTGGGATCGGCGGCCGTGAGCGTAGCGAGCGTGCATCAGTCAGGCCAGGAACACAGGTCTCGCAGACACGCGGCTCAGTATGAGGCGAGGAGCAGCCCACTCTCTACCCGATACGTATAGGATAGGCGCGTGCACGAACGCGAGCCCCAATGATCGAGCGACGGACACAGAACCTGCGAGCGGTAGCCGCGGTGCTCCTCGAACACCAAGACGAGGAGCACTGGGGGTACGACCTCATCCGCCGCACCGGCATCACACCCGGCGTGCTCTACCCGATGCTCAGCCGTCTGCTCGACGCGGAATGGCTGACCGACCGACGAGAAGACCCCGCTGCCCTGACCGACCACTACACGCCCCGCCGCTACTACACCCTCACCACCAAAGGCCGCGAGGCCTGCGCCGAGCTGATCGAGGAGTCCCCATGAGTCCCTCAGAGAGCAGCGTGCTCCTGGTGCTCGACCTGGTGAGTCGCCGACTCCGTGAGCAGCCTCGCACCGCCGAGCTGGTCAGGTCTGATCCCATCATGCTTCAGGCAATCAAGGTCACCGAGAACGCTCTCTTCGCCGTGGTCGACCACATGGCCGACGAGGGCAGCTCACTCCCTGCGATCGCTGCCGTGGTGCGCGGCGCGCTGGAGCGACTGATCGACGACGCCGCCACCGACCAGGAGCGGCGCCTCTCTGAGCTGGCTAAGGAGACACCGTGACGCCCACACTGCTCAACGTTCTCAGCGCCACCTATCTGGCCTGCGGCGTGGCGAATGCCGTCTTCTGGTACCGCAAGGGCGAGCAGGAACCCGCTTTCAGGAACGCGCCCAAGCCTGCCCTGGCAGCCGTCATAGTGCTGGGGTTCATCCTCGCGGTAGTCGCCTGGCCGTACGACGCTGCGCTCTGGGTCCGACGTCAGGTTGTGGGTCGTGGTGCCTGAGCCCGGCCAGCGCGTTCTGCCGGTCGGCACCGTGCTCCGTGCGGGCGATCCTGAGCCACCGGTCGGCACCATGCTGATGTGGCGCACACCGATCAACTCCGAGCTTCGGATCCTCCGATACAGCTCAAAGAAGTGGTCATGGCCGGAGTTCGCTCAGGGGACCGGCCCGTTCGTGGTGGTCGCGCCGGACTACGACAAGCTTGTCGGGGAGCGGTGGTCAGATGCCCGCCCCTGAGTCCAGCGTCGACGGGATGCTGCATCTTCTGAAGGTCAATCCCAGTCTGATGCCCGAGGCGCCAGCGCAGGAACCAGAAAAACAGATCGCTCGTCGTGTGAATGATGAGGTCCATCAGTGCCTGCGGTGTGGCCAGCGCGCCCGGTTCGCGTTCGTCGCGCACACCGACTGGGGCAACCGGTGGCTTGACCTGTGCGCCGAGTGTGCTCACTGGTTGAGGCGAACCGCATGACTGAGGAGCAGCCATGACGCTGCAGTGGATGGTCGCCCAGAGCCAGCGTGGCGAGCTGGAGTTCGTCGAGCACGGCAAGACAGGCACGGTGCACGCGCTCGTTCCTCACGGCCCTGAGGGCTGCACCGAGGAGGATCCCGTCGAGGTCGAGTTCGTTCGTCGATGGCTTCGTGCGACTCGTCGGCACGATGAGCTGTTCGGTCCGTGGACACCGGCCGAGCTGCTCGCTCTCATGCCGAAGCTCACGATGTGCGGCCAACTCCTCTTCACGGCGCCGTGGTCCGACAACGGCATCGCCGACTGCTTCGCAGACGACCGGCTCTGCGCGTCCTGCCATCGCACGCTCGGCGAGGACGAGGCGACGGCGTTCGAGCACTGCCGCCCCGACGAGCCGAGCTGCGAGCACCAGTCGGAGCAGCCATGACGACGCGCACCGTCCAGGTACTGATCGACGCAGACAACCTCGCCGCACCACGCCGGCACATGCTGGCCGCGCTCCTGAACGCGACACCGAACGCTGGAGGCGAACGCATCGTCATAGCCGGAGGAGTGTCGTCCCTCGTCGACGTGGACTGGCCGGCTGCGGCGCGGCAATTGCTCGGCGAGGGCTGGCAGCGCGCTGATCACGTCCTGGCCGACGCCTACGTGCTCGATGCTGAGCCGTTGCTGCTGGCGACAGGAGACGGAGACTTCGTGCACCTCGCACGACGGCACCCGGCTCCGGTGCTTCTCGTTGGCGGCTCGTTCCACAGGTCCAGGGCGTTCCTCGTTGATCCTGGTGTGACGATCACTGACCCGCATATGGACGGCGGCGCGGTGTTCCGCTCGTGGTGGAACGCAGTCACCTCCGAGGAGACGCCGTGACGAAACGCGCGCCCGAATACGACCAGCCAGACCTGTTCGGCGAGTTCGACGCCAAGGAGGCCCGCGCCGAGCGCATCCGAGCGCGCCTCGCCACGCTTCGTCTGGACTGTTGCACTGGCGCTATCCCGGATCTGGGCTGGGTGCAGGACAACGATCGCGGAGAGGGGCACTCGTTCCCGCAGCAGCGGTGCGGGCGCTGCGGGCAACTAGACGCGGTCGGGTCGCTGATGGTCAACCATGCCCTCGGTTGGTGCGGATGCCCCGCCGATCGGGACCGGCACGCCGCCGAGGGTCACCGCGGTGTATTCGGCCGGCACCTCACCGTCGAGGAGATGTGCGACCGGCACGACCGCGTCCACTACGCGGACTGCGTGTGTGGTCACCCGCGGGGCCTGCACACCGGCAGTGTCCTTCCGGAGGAAGCGCGCTGCGACCTGTGCCGCTGCGTCGGGTGGAAAGCAGTCGTCTCCGAGGACGGCGCGTCGTGATCCAAACTGTCCGATGGTCGAGATAATGTTCTCTTATCACGACCATAATTGATGATCTTGGAAGGGCCCGAAACGATGCCTACCGACCCCTACAAACCGACCCAGGTCGTGATCGAGATCGACCGCTACAGCCTGGGCAGCTACAGCGACAGCTACCTCGCCGCGCTCTGGCACGTCGCCCAGGTGAACCCCGCCCCACAGTTCGAGACCTCCGATGCCGGCGACCTCGCCGAGCGCATCGGCCGCGAGATCATCCGGCGCTGGCTGAAGGACGTCGATCCGGAGCTCTACACCCATCAGGGCCATCACTACTACTGGGACCAGCTGCGCCGACTCGGCAAGTGGATCGACGGCGTGTTCGTCCCCGGTGCCGAGTTGAAGGACGGCGAGGTCGTCGTCCCCGACACAGCACCATCTCCTGCACCTGCCGAGGACGCCTGATGAGCATCCTGTGGATCGTCCTCGGCGGTGACCTGCTCACCGCTCTCGCTCTCGGCGCCGGGTACGCCTGGCGCAGGAGGAAGGCCAGAACCAGTGCCTACTGATCCAGAGCAGCCCGTAATCGGGTTCGACGTTCCCAGGCTGCGGCGCGAGGACCTCGCCATCGTCCTCGCCGAGGCCCGCGACCAGGCCCACGAAGCAGACGCCAGTCGGTCTCTGCCGCGGTTCCTCTGCGGCAGTCCGCACGGCGAGCCCACCCCGGCCGTGGTGCTCGTCGCTGACTCCAGCAACACGATGCGCCCGATGCTGCAGTGCCAGGACTGCAGCGTGCAGTACGCCGCGAACTTCGCCTCCCTCGCGTGCACTGAGCACGCGCCGGCAGGCGGCGCGCTCCTCCTCATCACCCGGCTGCCCAGACAGGACGACTAGTAGCGCCGCACGCGCGTCACGAGTGTTGACTGTGCGGCACCATCGACAGTATTCTTGCAAGACAAGAGCTAGCGCTCGCACCGCCCGAGGAGATCACCAGCCATGACCGACTACCCCGCATTCCTCGAAGCCGTCGCCCAGCACCTACGCACCCACCCCGACCTGGAACATCCCTGGATCCGCCCGGAACGGTCTCTGCAGATCCCCACCTCCAACCGACCAGTAGCACTAGTCGTGTGGTACCGCTCGCTAAACGTCACCGGAGACCTGCAGACGAGGACCTACAGCGAGTCCGTGCACGTCACAGCCACCGACGTGCCCCTCGGCGGAATGTTGATCAGAGAGCTGTGGGGCGGCGTCGACGGACTGCAGAGACGCATGCCGTCAGTCGGGCCGCTGACCGTCGACGACCTGGACGCTTTCACCGAGCAAGTCCGGTACCTCACGATCCGCCACCCGGACGGCAGCATGTTCTTCACCGTCGAGGTCCACGACCTCGACCGCGAGGCGCTGCTCACCGCCGCCACGGACGAACTGAAACCCCACCCATCGGGGAACTACCTGATGATTCCGCCGCCTGCCGCGAGGGATCAGACTCCCGCGATCATCTATAACCCAGAGCCAGAGGCGCGCGCATGACTGATCCGAAGACCGTGCTCGCCGCTGTGCTGTCTGAGGAGGCCGCGCAGCAGGCGCTCGACGCCCTCGCTGCCAGCGCCTATCAGGTCGTGCCCGTCGACGTCGTGCCGAGCGCTGTGCACGTCGTGCGCTACCCCGGCTTCGACCACCTCATGGTCTTCGCCTACCGCCCCAACGCCGTCGCGTTCACCCAGCGCCACGCCGTCGACTCCGTGATCAACGAGGAGCCGGTGTGCGACGTAGCCCGCGACGGCACCGTGCAGCACCCACCCACCTGACCCACCCAACACCCGCCCACCCGAACCGGAGATCACCACCATGCCCCTCGGCACCAAGCTGACACCCGAGCAGCACGTCGAACTGATGACCAAGATCCGCGAGCAGACCCGAGGCACCGAAGGCATCGACCGGGTCATCCACCACCTGCGCGGCGGCGGCGACTGCAACCACATCGCCGAAACTCTGACCAGGCTGTCGCTGCGACTCTGCGAAACCACGACCCTCTACGGGCAGACACCGAAGCTGACCTACTACCCCGCACACCAGCCGACGAGACCGTGGACCGCGGCGATCCAGGTCAAGCCAGCTGGCCGTCGCGACCGAACGGCCTTCGCGATGGGGGCCGACCCCGAGGACGCCCTGCTCCGTCTCCTCCAAGGCCTGTCTCACATGGTCGCAGGCCACCAGCCCGCGTGCGGCGGCAACGTCGAAGGGATGACCGTCTGATGGGCACGGAAACGACCGCACCGAAGGTCGAGGTGACCGCGACAGAGCGTGTGCTCTCGTACCGCTACAACCAGCTGTGCTCCCTGATGACCACCTGCGCGATCGCAGTAGAGGCAGGCAGCTGGCTACACCTCTGGTCGGCCCTGCAGCACCTGATCCTGGACGCCGACAAGCTGCTCACCTCCCTGTCAGATCAGACAGGCGACCTCATCGGACAAGGGGTCGCCCACGAGTACGCGCCACCCGCCGTCCGCGACGACGTGATGCACGACCTGCTGCGCGCTGGCGCGCAGCGCACACGCATCGGCCGAGCACTGCATGCCGTCGACCCGCGCGACCCGAATGCGTCCCTCGAGCTGCTCCGGGCCGCGGCCGATGGCCTGCTCGCCGAGATCGCCGAACGCGGCGGACCGGTGCTGCTCATCGTCGACGCCCCTCAGGACGGAGAACTGACGTGACACCAGACGACTACGACAGGCTCGCGGCCATCGGTCAGGCCGCCGCCGACGACCCGTTCCCCGGCTGGCTGTACGACGACCCGCCTCTCACCCCACGGGAGATCGCCACTCGCATCGCTTCCCAGGAATCCGACCACGCCGAGCGTGAGGCGATCCGCCGCTACACCGGCCCGCACACCGAGAACTGCCTGGACTACCGAGAACTGTGCGAGGCCGACCGGGTGTGCGCCGGGGGATGCCAGGAGCCCGTCGTCGCCGTCCCCGTCGACGAGTTGCCGTTCTGACCAGGGAACGCCACCCCCACCCGCTAAGGAGATCACCATGCGCGCACAGATCGGCACAAACCGGTGACCGCCATCGTCGTCAGCATCGGCGCCGGCGCCGCCCTGATCGCACTGGTCAGCGCCGGGACCCTCGGACTGCACGCCCTGTCGGCGCGCAGGAAGGGACAGAAGCGATGACCGTCACCAACATCAGCGAGCACCGGCAGCGGCTCCTGGACATGCTGACTGCCGTGTCCCTCAACCAGGTCATCCTCCACAACGGCCAATGGCGTCAGGCCGTCCAGGACACGCACCTGAGCGTCGCCGAGGTCCGTGTCCTCGGCGAGCTCCACACCCTCGGCATGATCGAAATGCGGCCGGTCGACATGAACGCCGCAGTCCCAGCGCTCACCCCAAAGGGCGCCGCGTACTTCGCTCCCCCACCAGCCTGCGGCTGCGAAGACCCGGTGTGCCGGATAGCCCGCACCGAGGACGAGGTGAGGATCCGCGCCGCCGAGGCCGAGGTAGACCAGGTCCGCACCCTGCTCACCGAGCTGGTCACCGCGCTGCAGGACAGCCCTGTGATCGCCACCGTCCCCCGACTGCTGCTCCAGCGAGTGCAGCGCTACATCGAGTTCCCGATCCAGGCACTGCGGGCCACCAGTAACCAGGAGGTGCCACGGTGACGCGCGGCAAAGCACCTATGCACACCTGCCCGTATCCCCGGTGCAACATCCAGGTGGACCAGGACCGGCTCTCCTGCAAACCGCACTGGTTCGCCCTGCCCGAGGACATGCGGCGCGCGATCTGGAAGTCCTACGGCATTGACTCGGTTGCGCACTCTGCCGCGGTCAGCGACGCGATCGCCTGGATGCAACTCGACGGCGGCACGGTCGCGCTCACCACGGTGCAGCTGGTTATCGGCGGCATGTTCGGCGAGGAGCCCGTCGACGGCCTGATCCACCTGATCCGCACCAACGGCTTCGCTGAGCACCGCGGCGACCTGCTCTGCGGCCTCCCACGGCACGACAGAAAAGGCCCTGTAGCGGTCATCGGGCAGCCTGAGCTGCCATCCGAGCGCGACCAGACCGCATGCCCGCACTGCCTGGACGTTGCTCGTGACCAGCACAAGAACGTCCAGGTCTGCGGCGACGCAGGCCTCGCCGAGCCCATCGCCGCAGCCCTCGGAGTGGAGTACACGCGATGAGCACCGTCTACACCGGAGGACTCGTCGACCGCGCCCGCGAGGCTGCTACCAGCGGCACGACCAGCGGGCCCTGGGTGATCGGCGCTTTCCTGAACAACGTCGGCGGCTGGGGCATCGTGCTGCGCCGCTCCACCCCTGGCGTCGTGGTCAAGGGCCGGCAGTTGCACGCCGAGCTGTACGCGATGGACCTCGCCGACCAGCGGACACCTGGTGTCATCCTGCTGTCGAACAGCACAGCCGCGGTCCACCTGATCGACCAGTGGTGCCGCGGCGAGCAGGTCGAGATCCCGCACTACGGGCATGGCCGGGCGCTGCTCGGCTTCGCCGACAGGGTCCGCGACGAGAACCGCATGACCAGCGCCGAGGTGCGTGCCCAGCACGATCCGCTGGTCGACGGCGCGATCGCGCTGGCCGAGTTCGGCGCGTCGATCAAGCCTCGGCAGTTGCGCAAGCTGGACGTGCTCGACGAGGCGCGCCGGATCGCGGCCGCGCACCCCGCGAAGGTGGCAGGTGGTCGATGAGCGAGGACGACCCGCAGAGGCAGGTTGACGAGTGGTCACGATTTCGTCAGGAGCGCGCTGGGGAATGGCGCGAGACCCATGCGCCGGCTGAACCGGTGACGATCGGCGACTCGACCGGTCTCGTGTACTGCAGGCAGTGCTGCTACCTGCTGTCCAGCGACGCCAAAGGTCGCACCGCTCGCGCCGACCAGCCATGTCCCGTCATCCCGATCAGCCTCCGAGACAAGGGAGCCGAGTGAACCGGGAGCAGGCCGAGGAACTAGTCGGCATCCACGCCGCCATCGTGCGCTACGGCGGCAAGCGGTACCTACTGGTCGCCGGCAGGCACGACGAACGCCTGGCCTGGCTGACCTGGAACGACCCTGGCGAGCCGACCGTGGCGGACCTGGACGACGCGCTGCGCTCAGTCGGCTTCGTGCGAGCACAGCGCTGGCTCTCAGGCACGGACGGTCCTGCGACCTGCGGCCTGGTGCGCATCGCGACCACCCCAGAGTGGGCCGTCCCGCCGCCGAAGAAGGAGACCAGGTGAACCGTCAGCAGGCCTACGCCCTCGCCCACCCGCTCACCGCGGCCAACATCACGCCCCGCGAGTTGACCCGCGAGCTCCGCCTCCCCGGTGCCCAGCTCGCTCGGCTCACCGTGGCGGTGGACTGTTGAAAGCGTCTGAACAACGGCATGCCGGTCTGGCATGCGAGCGTCAGCCTGCGCACCGCCAACGGCCAGCCGCGCAAGGACCACAACGAGACCGAGCGCATCGCCGTCCGCGCCCTGGACCGCGTCGGCGGACGCCACGAGTGGTGGTTCTACAACGCGCAAACCGGCATCGGGCACCTTCGCGTGCCGCTGACCAGCGCCGAGGTCGACATGATGCCTGAACTGGTGTCAGCGGGCGACGACGCAGGCGAAAGCGGTCCACGTCGTCGCCGCACCTACCCGCCACGGATCAAGAAAGGACGCAGGTGACCCGGACAGAGCAGGTGACACCAGCGGACCTGGATGCCCTGGTCGAGCGCCACGGCGGCGGCCGGTGAGCATTCAGCCCTGGATCCAGGCCGCCGAGGTCGCACCTGAGTACACCGCGGCGGACTTCGCACTGTCCGAGGACACCGTGCGCCGTCTACGGGCCTCGACGTCGCGTAACACACTGCGCGCCTACCGCCGCGCCTGGGACGGCACCAGAACGGGCAGCAAAGACGCCGACGTCGACCAGTGGATCACCCCGGACCCACCGGGCGGTTTCGTCGGCTGGTGCCTGGAGGAGAAGCGGGTGGCGCTGCCCGCGACCGAGTACACCCTCGCCGAGTACGTCGCCCATCTCGCCGACGAGGACTTCGCGGTGTCCACGATCCAGCAGACGATCTACGCCATCCGCACGGTGCACCGCTGGTCGGGGCACAAACGACAACCGGACACAGAGCTGGCGCTCGCACTGCTGAAGGAGCACAGCCGGGACCGGGCGAAACGCGGCAAAGGCCGGCAGAAGGCCGCCGCGCCGATCACCATCGAAGAACTCCACCTGATGATCGCCACCTGCGATCCGACGACGCTGCTCGGGCTGCGGGACTGGCTGCTCATGGTCCTGGCCCTGGCGATGTTCGGGCGCGAGTCCGAGGTCGTGGCGCTGAACTGGGACGACGTGGAGATCATCGACGGCGGGATCATGGTGTACGTCGGGTCCTCGAAGACCGACCAGGCGGCGCGCGGCGAGGAGGTGCGCATCAGGTCGGATTCGTTCGACGAGACGGATCTGCCGGCGCTGCTGCGGGCCTGGAAGGCGATGCTCGCTTTGCACGGCGTGATCGGCGGGCCGCTGATCAGGGCGGTGCCGTACGACCGGCCCGGTGAACGGCTCTCCGGTGAATGGGTGGGCAGGGTGTTCCGGTACCGGGCGCAGCAGGCAGGCCTGGAGCATGCGGATCAGGTGTCGGGGCACACGGCTCGCGCGGCCGCGTTCACGATCGGCTGCCGGAACAAGGTGCCTCACTCGGTGCTGCTCCGCATGGGCCGGTTGTCGCCGAGGTCGAACCGGCTGAATGTGTACAACAGGGCAGTGGACGACATGGAGCACAACGCCTGGACTGGTGTTTTGTAGCTCCCCACGGGTGTCACGAGTGTTGACTGTGCGGACCCGCCTCCTGTATTCTTGCAAGAACAGGACAGCTCTGTCCTCGCACAGCCCGCAAGGAGATCACCGATGTCCCGTATCACGTACCCGGCAGGTAACCGCGAGGAACTCCTCAGCGAACTGCCAGGTCACGTCGACCCCGTCCAGGAAACCATCAACCACTCCATCCACCGCACCCGCCGCCTCAACGAAACCCTCCAGGCCGCCGCGATGTACGCCGACCTGCAGGGCAACGAGCACCGCAAGGCCGCACAGCGGGCCATCAAGAAACACCGGCAGGTGCAGGCGCTCCTCGACCTCGGATGGACGTTGCCGCAGGTCTGCGCGGCAGCAGGCCCGTGCGACCTTCCCGAGGACATGATCGATCTCGATGAGGTCGACCGCGAAGGCTGCTGGTTCGCCCAGTACCACCGGGTCGACTGGATCGACCCGGATCTGCTCGACGAGTACCGCGCCGTTTCCCCCGCCTGACCCACCCCCAGGCCCGACACCGCCCACAGGAGATCCCATGTCGAGCGCGCCTACCTCCCACGAGCGAGAGACCCGCACCGTCGACGACGTCCAAGTCCGCATCACCGAACTGATCTGGCCCGACGACGGCCGATCCTTCGAGGTGCACCGCGTGGACACCGAGGAAGACCTCACCGAGGACTGGTGCTTCGACGAGAGCCCGTCTGACGATCAGATCCGCGGGCTGCTCCGCGAGCACCTCACCGATAACCAGGCCGCCCCTCGCTGAGGCGAGCACCGACTGACGACCACCGCTGTGCCTGGGCGGCCTCACCCACCGCCCAGGCACAGCCCACCCGAGGAGATCACCGTGCCCCTGCCCACCCTGCCAGCTGTCATCACACACCTCCCTGACTGCGAATCGCACGGCGCACGCTGGCAACACGACGGCCCCGACCACGACGGCTGCACAGGCGAGACGCTCATGTGCCTCGGCTGCAACACCCTGTTCGACCGGCTACCCGCCGAGGTGCGCGCCGTCGTCGACGACCTGCCCGTCGTCGTCGTGACCACCCAGGAAGCGATCACCGTCGCCACAGACAGCGCACTGGTCGTGCTCGACGTCACCTGCCAGCCAGTGCTGCTACGTCTGCTCGCACCCGACGAGCTCCAGGTACTGGACCCCCCGGAGTCGGGCACCTCGCAGGACGCCGCGGCGATCTGCCGACCACTGAAACGCTCCACGCCCACCACCGGCACCGATCAGGACACGGCCGGCGAGATCCGCGGCTACTGCATCGCAGCCGGCCGTTTCGCCTACCCCCAGCTGCTGCGCGCGATGGGCACGGTCGAGGCGCGCGTGACGTACCTGCTGAGCCTGGTGCACCGCGACTACCCCCGCACCGAGCTGCCCGCCGAGAACGTCATGAGGGACTGGCTCCGCGGCGCCCTCGAGGAATCCCGCCGAACACTCACCGTCTGAGGAGATCACCGTGACCGCGTCGACCAGGCTGTTCATGCTGGACACAGACCAGCCCGAACACTCCCATCACCTGTACGTCACTACCCGGCCGCTGCCCGGCGAGTTCCTCGGCAACCTGATCCACGGCGGCATGGTCCACGACGTCAAGCCCGACTACGTCGAGCTGGCAAAGCGTGACGACGGCCAGCTGATCACCGTTGTCACCCGGGCCGAGTTCGACGACCTGGTGGATATAGCCATCTTTGTCCGCAGCGACGGCGTGTACTCCCGCGCCGACTACGAAGAGGTCGGCATGTGGAACCCGGAGGAACTGGGCCGAAACCGCGGTCTCGCTCTTGTCCGCATGAACCAGCAGACCTGACCCACCAAACAACCCACCCGCAGGGAGATCATCGTGCGAACCGTCTTACCTGACCTGTATGTCCTGGACACCGACGTCCTCGCCCACGAGCACCAGCTGTTCGTCGCGGTCAAACCGCTCCGCGCCGGCCGCATCGTCGGCCATGTCACCACAGGCGGCATCGTCTACGACCTCGCCCCGGATCTCGTGCCCGAGGCCGAACACGCGGGCGCAGCCAATCTGACCGTGGTCACCGTGACCGAGTACGCCGACCATGCTGCCGCGGCACTGGAGAAGTGGAGCGGCGGCAGCCAGACCCGCGCCGAGTGCCAGGCAGCCGGCACCTGGAACGCGGAGCGCATCGGCCGCGACAACGGGGCGATCCTCCTGCACATGAGGGAGCCGATCAGCCATGCCTGACGTCTTCGCCCCCGAGTACGCGCCGTGGCGACACGGCGGCTGGTACGTCACCAATATCCGCTACTCCACTGGCGCCTGCGGCTGCGTGAGCCGCAACTTCCCTGACAAGAAGTGGCGAATCGTGGGCGATCCACGTCCGTTCGAGACGGCACCGACGTTCCCGACGCGCGACGCCGCGGCCCACGCCGAGTACCAGCTGTCGAAGGAACCGATCCGCCCGAAGCACCAGACGACGAAGGTGACCAGCCATGCCTGAGGTGAAGGACTGGGGCGTCGCGAACGGCAACAACTACGCCATCGTCCAGAAGCGACTCGCACGAGAGGGCGTCGACGTACCCGAGGACGCCGAGATCCGCCTCCGTCACGACGTCGGCAGCGACACCGCCGTCGACATGATCCAGTGCTGGCGCACCGGCCTGATCGACCTCGGTGTCACAGAGGGCAAGGGCTGGGCATCGATGACACACGGGCAGGCCGCCCAATTCAACCAGGCTGTCGCCAGCGGCCGGGACGCAGAGTTCGTAGAAGGACTGGTTCGTGCTACCCGGAAGAGGAGATAACCAGCCATGACTGACCTGAACCCCTACGAGGACGCCCTCGCCGAAGTCATCACCGCGGTGCACAGCAGCACCGAGAACCTCGGCGAGGTGCGGATCACCGCAATCGGCGACCCCTACGAGGTGCAGCTGACCACGCCACTCGGAGTCAAGGTCGACGTCCGTGTCCGCCTCGCCGACGAGCACACACCTGAGCCGCTGGAGACGGCCGGCGCATGACTCGCACACCACCAGAACCGGCGACCGGCGACGACCTGGGCATCGTCATCGCCGCCACGAGCGTGCTGCTCCTCGCGATCGCCGGGGATCTGTCCCTGGACTACACCGGGCACCCCTACTGGGTGCGGTTCGTCCCGCTCGTCCTGATCCTCATCGGCCTGATCGTGCTGCTCCGCTCAGGCCCGTACCGCCGCGTACGCAACGCCCTACGAGAGGACGATCACCATCATGACTGACGAGGAGTCCCCACCCGTGTGCACCCAGGAGGAGGCGGTGCACGTCCTCGCCTTCTACGGGCAGGGCGGCTACAAAGCTGGCGGCTACATCACTGATCTGCTGCAGGCCATGTCGCACGCCGACCCTGGGCACCTCCGCAAGCTCGAACTCGGCTACCCCGGCTACGTCGCCGCGGTCTGCCTGTACCGGTATCACTACTACACAGGCGGACCGGCTCGTCTCCGCGCGATCGCCGGCCCGCTCGCCGGCAGACTCCACGACGAGCCTCCTGTGTTCACGGACTGGCAGGCGCACGCCACGGTGAACAACGTCGTGCACTGGGCGCACCCCTCCACGTCCGGTAGGCCTCACCGGGGCGTGATCGTGCAGGACGAGGAACGCATGGTGAAGGCGGAACGCACAGACGGCGAACCAGGCGACCCGGTGAACTACTGGATCCCGCGCGAGCACCTGCTCGACCCGGAGCACACGCCGTGACGCTCCTCGACCAGCGCCACGCCGAGGTCTTGGCCCTGCTCATCGAGCGCGAGCGCGCCTGGCAGCCCGATGAGCAGTACCTGCGCATCGGCAAGAAAACCGACCTGGGTGAGGGCGTGCTGCACTACTCGACCGCCTCGGCGATGGAACGCGACGGCCTGATCGGGGTCAGCGGCCTCACGCTGGTCGAAACCAGCGCGTTCTACGACCGGATGCAGACGTCATCGAAGGACCGGCCGCCGACGCGCGTGGTCCGTCTCACCGAGAAGGGCCGCGCCGCCTACGCCTCACACGCCGGCAACGCCGCCGTGGTCGCGCGCACCGCCGCGCACTCCTCCGACGACGTCACCATGTTCCGCAGATGGGCTGAGCAGGTCCGCACTCTCGCCCGGCACTCGATTTCGAGCCCGAACGCGAAGGACGCCGCGGCCTGGATGGCGGACGAGATCGACCGTCACGCCGACCGTCTCGTCCGTGAGCAGCACCTCTGATCCACGGCGTATCCTGGGAGGCGGCCGAGCGCATTGGCCGCCTCCCCCACCCCCTTCGCACGTGATCGAGAACTGCCATGATCCTGCAGTCCCCCACCCGTACCCCGCTCGTCGTCGCCCACCTCGACGACGTCACCAGACCTGGCCGCGCCCTGTGCGACGGCCACCCCTGGATCGACCTGAGACCCGGCCAGCGTCGCCTGCTGTGCAACGCCTGCCAGCGCATCGCCATCGGCACCCCCACCATCGTCCCCCGGGGACACGCCGACCAGGCTCGCCCGCTCGCGCAGCCAGCAGGCGTAGGTTCCTGACCGGCGACAGGCAACAGCCCATTCCCCTGGGTCCGCCCCTGCCTGCCGCTGAGCCAACAGAACAACGGGCCGAGCCCACGGGAACGGTGAACCCCCGACCGCCGTTCCCGCAGACTTGACCCAACTGCCCCTTGGCGCACTTCCCCAAGGACCTGACCGGGGGCAGCAAACGGGCCCTGGCCGATCGTTTCTCTCCAGTTTCAATCGGCCAGGGCCCGTCCCTATCCCGCCCTCGAGGAACCCCCACCGCCGTGACTTCCACCCTCGCGCTCCCCACCCAGCGCCGCCGTCGCCTCGTCGAGCACAACCCGATCTACGTGCACAACCTGTGCACCGGCCTCACGACCGCGGAGTGCTCCTGCGACTGGCGCTCAGAGATCCCACCCGCCCGCTTCACCGTCGAGCACCGTGACGCCCTGGTCGCCGACTACGCCGACCACATCCGCGGCATCGCCCTGTAGCGTGCGCCCACATGCCCGTTGGCCCACCATGTGACTGTGGCTGCGCACGCGGCCAGCACGCGGAGCGCTGCGTACGCCTGCAGTGGGTACGTGACCTCGCCGGCCACGGCCACGGACGCGGCGTGCCAGACGACGAGGTACGCCGTCACGTCACCGTCAGCCGCGAAGCCCAGCACCTGCCTCCCACGGTGCAGGACCCCGCGACCCTGAACCACGTCGCCGGCCTACTCGCCGACCTCCCCACACCACCACCGGACTGACGACCCCGTGCCCGAGTATCTCGCGACATGGGCCGTGCTGACCGTGCTGCTCGGCGCCTGGTCCTTCGCACCAGAGGTGTACTCGCAGCACCGCATCCAGCTCCGCGGCTTCCTCTACGAGTGCGCACGGCACGACGGGAAGACCCACGCCCAGGCGGTCCGGTCGACCTGGCGTCTCGTCGTGATGCTCGACGGCGCCCCAGTCCTCGCCCTCGCAGTGACCGGCCTGCTCCTCCTCGCAGCCCTCGGCTAGTTACGGGATACTCGTAACCCGTAACTAGCAACTCGTCGGCGGGCTCAGCCACCGGGGAATCGGTTCAGCCTGGCCTGGTGATGACGTGCACGTACACGCACGGCGTGCGGTCCTCGGGTCCGTTCCCGAGAGGGCACCACTCCACCCTGGTCACCCGCCACGGCGGCGCGTCCTCATCCCAGCCCAGGTCCGTCACCGAGATCGTGTCGCCGACCCGAGGCACGGCGTCCATCTCGATCGGGTCCATGAAGTCGCCACGCAACTCAGGGCGCTTGATGATGACCCGCATCGACTACTCCCTCTCCTCGTCGGACCAGTCGACGTAGCCGGCGTCACTGCGCCCACCATCGGGAAGGCTCGGGTTGAACGTCAGCACCTCGCACCCGTCCGTGCCGCAGACCGCCTGCGTCGGCCCGATCACCAGCCGCGCCTCCCGGCCACACTCCGGGCATCGGTAGTCGAGCGGCTCCTGTCCGCTCACCGCGGACCAGAAATCGGCCGATACGGATCCCACACGCCAGCGTCTTCGCCTGGCAGCGGGAACGGCCCGTCACCGCTCAGAACGACCTCCTCAGGGTCAGCGCTGATCACGATCGCCTCGCCGCTGCGCACACCCTCCGGTGTCGGCATGTGCACCGCGACCCGCTTGCCGACGAGACCGGCGCATCCAGGCCAGGTCGGCACAGTGACGCTCCACTCGGACGGCGGGGCGATGCGAGCGGTTCTCAACGCGTGGTGGACCCCGTCTACCGTCACCGACGAGTAGATGAAACGCGCCGCGCGCTCCTGCTCACTCACCCGGCGCCGTCCAGCTCAGGCCACCGCCTACGCGCAACCTGACCCATCACCCACTCCAGCGTGCCCCGCAACGGCTCACCAGCACACGCGAACGAACTCGCCGCCGCGCGCACCCGCCACGCCTCAGCGTGCCCAGGATGAAACACCGCGATCAGCTCGACCGCCCCGTCACGCGGAGCGTCACGCCGCATCAGCAACCGCCCATCACGCTCCGACCACCGCCTGTCCGCGATCAGACTCACATGCCGAAACCCCCACTCCTTCAGCTCCGCACACTGCGACTCGAACGCCTCCACCTCAGCCCGCGAGTACATCTTCACCACCGGCCCAAGATCTTCTTCGGCGAGAACACTCATGATCAACTCCCTGGGTGGGAAACTAGCCGATCAACGGCCCGCTTAACTTAACGCCATAGGGAGGCTCAAACCGTGGGGAAGACGCTCGATCCGGAGTACAAGGCTGAGCGGGCTGCGGCGATCATCCGGGCGCGGACGGCGAACGTCTCGTTCGATGAGATTGGCCGGCAGTGGCAGATCTCCGGTGCGCGGGCGTGTCAGGTGTATCAGGAGGCGCTGGTTGAGATCCCGGCCCTGGCGCTGGATGAGCATCGGCGGGAGATGCTCGGGACGATTGAGCTGGGGACGCGGCAGTTGATCGGCATCGGCATGGATCTGACGGTTGAGGCTCAGGTGCGGATTAATGCCTGGACCGCGGTGCGTGGGTTTGTCGCGGAGCGGGCGAAGATCACGGGCGGGTATGCGCCGACGAAGTCGTTGACGTTGTCGATGGATGCGATTGAGGCGGAGATTGCCCGGACGCAGGGTGAGATTGACCGGGTGCTGGCGTCGATGCCCACGGAGGATGGGGAGCTGGAGTCGGCGGGTGGTCGGGTTGGTTCCCTGGAGTCGTCGGGGTCCCTGGAGCTGGGCTCGGGTTGACCCTGGAGTCCCTGGAGCCCTGGAGTCCCTGGAGCGGTTGGACCAGCCACGGAGCCGTTTGGCCCTGGAGTCCCTGGAGCTCCCTGGGGCCCTGGGCTGGCTGGACCATCCGGACCGTGGACCATGCCGGCCCTGGTCTGACCAGACCGTGGCTGGACCGGCCGGGCCGCCGTGATCCAGCCGGGACGGTTGGACCGGCCAGGTGGTCGGGACGCGCGAGAGGGAACCTGGCCCTCTCGTTGGGCGAGGTTCCCTCTCCGGCCGGGGCCGGGGGTGCTACTCCGCGCGGCGGCGCAGTTCCAGCGTGAACGTGCGCACCATCTGGAACACGCGATCGCCCGCGTCTTCGTAGATCGCCGCAGGTGTCTGCGCGAACAGCTCCGCAGCGGCGAGGTCCATCGGGCCTGAGATTGCCGCGAAGGCTTGCGCGTTCGTCCAGCCGCAGTCGACGACCAGGTGGCTGTACTGCCTGTTGTCCGCGATGGCTTTCTCCGCAGCGGCGGTGTGCGTGTGTGCCGCGGTGGTTGCGCGGTCTGCGAACCAGGCGTGTGTGCGTAGCACCTGGTTGATGCGTTCCTGCCGCGTCGGGTCGCGGCTGATTTCGTAGTCCACGTAGTCGCAGGAGTCTTCCGCGATGCTCAGGTTGACCATGTCGGGTCCTCTCGTCGTGCCGTTTGTTCGTGTTCTTGCAGGTCAAACCTACTCTCGGCGCGTTCGCAGTCAACACTCGTTATTGTGACCTTCTCGTGACCTACGAGTGTCGTTTGCGGCGCTTTCCACGACTAATGTTGTTCTTGCAAGACAAGCGCGAAACACCGACAAGAAGGAGCCCCACAATGACCGCGAACACCACCTCCCGCACCCGCCGCAACTCCTCGCCTCGCTCACGCAAGGAAGACGTCGTGGAGCAGGCTGCAGCCCCGCAGGTCGAGGCGACTGAGGTCCCGCAGGCTGAGGCACCTGAGGCCCCGCAGGCGGACGTCGAGACCCCAGCTGAGGCCCCGCAGGTCGAGGAGCCCGAAGCCCCGACCGAAGGTCCTGCCGAGGCCCCGGCCGAGGAAGACACCGAGACCCCGAAGTTCGAGGCCGTCGACTTCACCGACGTGAACATGAAGAACCCGTCAGCCGGCGAGGCCTACCGCCTCTTCCCCCACCTGTACCGCCCCGAGGACGAGGTCCAGCCCGACGACGACTCCGTGCTGAAGATCCGCGACGCGATCCTGCGCCGCGAACGTCAAGGCCGAGGCGACAGCCCCGAGTCGATGAAGTACCGCAACGCCCGCCGCATCGCGATCGCGAAGGCGACCGCGATCCTCACCGCCCGAGGCACCGAGTTCACCCCGTCCGAGTACGACACCACCCAGCTCGACGTCAGCAAGTTCACCGGCCAGCCGACCTACACCGCACCCAAGGCCGCAGCGCCGACGAGCACCCCGACCGTCGTCGTCCCCGAGGCTCCCGCCCCCGAGGCCACGACCGAGACCGCGACCGAGACCACTGAGGCACCCGCCGAGGTCACCGCCGCCGCCTGATCAGCACCACCTGCCTGACGGCCAGGTCCCCGTCCTCCTCAGCCGAGGACCTGGCCGTCTCACAGGAGCTGCGCGCCCAGGCCACTCCCCCACCCGCAAGGAGATCACCATGACCACTCTGACCGAGAAGCGCGACATGCCGGCCTTCCGCGTCGCCTGGCAGTCCGCCCAGTGCCACCCCGAGTGGACGCTCGACGACCACCTCGAATACCTCGAAACCGAGTCCGACGTGGAAGTACTGCCCAGCATCAACGTCCTCCAGGCCTGGCTGACCGACCCCACGCACCCCGGCTCCGTGCACCAGGCCCGCTACACCAAGTGGGACTACCTGAACCAGGACGACCGCCGCGCCCTCCAGAACACCCCCTGCGAGTGCCGCTGCACCGGCTGCGAGCAGCTGCTCGTCACCGAGGCCGACTTCGCCGCGCACTTCACCCTCATCAACCCCGGCGTCCACCTCAACCTCGGCGAGTGCCCGTTCAACCCGAACTGGAGTGGACGGTCATGACCATCCACGAGGTGCTCAACAACGCCGCCGCCTACGCCATCTACGCACTGCTCCTGGTCACCCTCGTCGGCACCGCGGCCGTCATCTACGACCAGGCCCCCGACCCGGACGGCCCGAAGGAGGACCCGTGTTCGCCCACGTCATGACCAGCGCCTGGGTGTTCGTGACGATCAGCCCGCCGATCAGCATCGGCACCGCCGCGCTCGTGGTGGCGATCTGCGCGATGACGTCCATCCTCAACCACCGCACCCCGGAAGACGGCCAGTGACCATGATGTTCGAGATCCGCGACAGCGCCGGCACCGTGCACCGGATCGACGCCGCCGACCCCGAGACCGCGTGCGCCCGCATCACCGACCTGCACCAGGTCACCGTCGTGGCGTGGCGGCACACGCAGGCCGCGCAGGACGCCGTGCACGTCTACACCGGGGCCGAGATCGTCCAGTAGTCCCTCGAGCTCCACCCGTCCACCCGGTCCCGCCCTGGAGCGTGGCCGGGTGGACGGTTTTGTGCTCGGCGTCCCTGGAGTGGCCGGGGACCGTGGAGCTCCCTGGAACCACCCGGACCACGGAGCCGGCCAACCACGGACCACGGACCCTGGAGTCCCTGGAGCCACAGCCACCCGGCCACCGACCGGCCAACACCGGCCAACCACGGCCAACCACGGCCGGGCCAACCGCGTGGCCGGGCCAGCCGTGCCACCGCTGCCGCCGCGCCGGCCGCCGCTCGCGGACGGACGGGCGGGTGGAGCTCGCGCCGCTCGCCGGCACGCGAAAGCGTGTCGACCGCTATACGAATAGCGATCGACACGCTCTCCGGGCGACTAGCTACGCGCCACAGGCAACGTCTCCCCAGCCCGCGGGGCAGAACACCAGCACCTTGTCGCCCATCGCGTTGACCTGCCAGCTGAAGGTGCCCAGCTCGTTGTGCGTGACCACCCAAGGCCAGGTCACGTCGCCGGCAGGCACCTCAGGCACCGACACGACGCGAGGCGCGGGCGCCTGCACCGACACGACCTGGGGTGCAGGCGCCTGCACCGTCACCGATTGAGGCTGCGCCGGCTCGCCGTGTACCGCGTTCGCTGTCGCCGCTCCCGTGAAGAAGATTCCGCCTGCGATCACTGCGACCGCTGCTGTCTCGCGTAGGTCCATCGTTGCTCCTCAGCCTCTTGCGTCGCGCGCTGCGACGCTCACTGAGTATGTCGCTATCGACACGCGTAGTGTTACGCACAACGCGTGTCGATAGTGTGAGCGCGATCACACGAGATCAGGTAACACAACGAGTGTCGATAGCGACATACTCAGTGAGAGTCACAAAACGCTGACTCACCTAGCTGAGGAGCAGGACATGAGCGCACGCAAGAGCACGCAGGTCAACGACACTGCAGTGATCGACACGCCTGCAGCGATCGACACGCACACAATCAACACTCGCAACCTCAGCAAGGCTGAGCTGCCTGACCTCGCGCGAGGAGAGATCGACGTCGACACAGACACCTACGCAGCGTTCGTGTCGATCCTGCACACGCGTGTCGATAGCAAGGCACGCATGTCCTACAGCACGATCTGCCTCACAGGCGACAACGTCACAGTGCTTGACGACACGCACCTGAGCGCGCTCCTACCTCGCGCAACTGCACGCCTCACAGCTGCGAAAGGCAACTCGATCGAGTCACTCGCCTATCAGGCAGACATGCGCAACGCGATCGCAGCACTCAACGCAGAGCAAGAGGCACGCGCACAGGCTGAGATCGACGCAGCGAGCGTCGAGATCGACGTCGCAGACGAGAGCGTCCTAGCAGCGTCCTAGCAGCACACAGACAGGCTGAGCGCTCAACACTGAGCGCTCAGCCTCTCTGACACACAGTCACCGACGATCCAAAAAGCACAAACGACCGCGCACAGCGGCCACTGCCGTGAGAGTTGTCCGAAGGGTTTTCGGGGCTCCGGGTTATCTTCCGGAGAACATCTCCCCCACCCGGAGGTACAGCCCGTGGTTTCGCCCGGTACAGGGCCGTCCAGGACTCTGCGCGATGAGCGGCTCCGGAAGTTGCATGAGTTGCGCCGGCTGCAGGAGGAGAAGGAGCGCCGGCAGGCTGAGGCGAACCGGCGCGTGGACGTGTTCGGGAAGCTCGGGTTCGAGCCGAACTGCCGGGTGCAGCACGCGGCCGCGGAAGCCGGTGAGGAGATCCCGCCGCGGTGCGGGCAGTGTCCGCAGGAGAGGTTCCTGGATCTGCCCTGGGAGAACATGGACATCTTCTACGGCGGGGCAGGCGGCGGCGGGAAGTCGCACTCGCTGTTGATGTTCGCGATTCAAGCCTCGGTGAGGTTCCCCGGCTTGCAGACGTTCTGGTTTCGCCGGTCGTTCCCTGAGCTGAACCAGTCGGTGATCAGGATGCTGGCCCGGTACCGGTACGCCGAGGTGTTCGGCACGCACTGGCACGGCGGGAAGCACGAGTTGCATTTCCCCGGGGGGTCGATCATCACCTTCGGGCATGCGAAGAACGTGCAGGAGGCCTCGGCCCTGCTGTCTGCGGAGATCAATCTGCTGCTGCTGGACGAGCGAACGACGATGAGCCCGGACGTGGTGGACCTGCTGTACACGCGTGTTCGCTCCGGTGTGCCCGGTGTGCCGTGCCTCGGGATCCGGTCGGCGAGCAACCCCGGCAACATCGGCCACGGGAATGTGAAGCGCCGGTACGTGGTGCCCACGGACTACGGGGAGAAGGAGCTGGTCGACGGCGCCGGCCGCCGGGTGATCTTCATACCGGCGAAGGTGTCGGACAACCCGTTCATCGGGGACTACGGGGCGACCCTGGCCGGGATCGAGGACCCGGAGCTGCGCCGGATGATCGCCGATGGTGACTGGTCGGTGATGCCTGATCAGGCGTTCCCGGACTGGCGGCTGGAACGGATCAGGGTGCCGAGGTTCCCGGTGCCGCAGTCCTGGATGCGCTACGGCGGCCTGGACTACGGGTGGGCCGCGCCGAGTGTGTTCCTCGCCGCGGCCAAGGACAACGACGGGCGCATGTGGGTGTACCGGGAGCTGAGCATGGTGCAGACCCCGGAGAAGTTGCAGGCGAAACGGATCCTCGGTGTGTGCGCGGAGGACGGGCAGGTGCCGCGCCCGGTGGCAGCCGACCCGGCGATGTGGGGGAAGCACGGCGAAGCGTTGCCGCCCGCTACTCAGATTGCGCTTGAAGGCCTGGCGCTTCGCAAAGCGGATAACGACCGGATCACCGGGAAGGCCCGCGTGCACAGTTACCTCTCCGAAGGGCCGGCGTGCGTGTATCACCGGTCCCTGGGCTGGGCGCTGTGCCCGATGCTGCACGTGTTCGACGGCTGCCGGGACCTGCTCAACACGGTCGGCGAGCTGCCGCGTGACCCGAATCGAATTGAGGACGTCAACACCGATGCCCCTGATCACTGGTACGACGCGTTGCGATACCTGCTTATGGCGGTAGGGACCGCCCCACAGCAGGTGTTCGACGACGAACCGGCCGATTCGGACAAGACGCTCACAGACATAGGAGGCTACGGATGGAAAGCGTCTGACCTGCACAGGCACGGGATACGGGAGCTGACTCAGCAGGAAGACGGCACCTGGGCGCAGGTGTGAAGTTCACATACCGCGCGTCATGGTTGCGAATCATTCTTGTGACGTGCAACAGTCTGCGCCTGCCAGACGTGTGCGTATGCGCACGATGGTCCTACCAGCACCCCGCGGCCCCCAAAGGCCACGGGGTGCTCGTATTTGAGGCCCGAACCCCCACCCCCAGTGGCTGATCGCAGCCCCGGACGCCCACCACGGAACTTGATCAATCCAGGGCGCCGGGGCGCGATCAGCCCCGCGTTGAAGGGACCTTCCCTGTGTCGCGTCACCGCTCGACCACGTTCAGAACCGTCCGCGTCCTCACCGCCAGCGCCGCTACCGCAGCACTGGCCGTCGTCGGCATGAGCGGTGTCGCCGCTGCCGACGCGGACAACAGCCAGCGCATCGCCTGCGAGGACGCGCACACCTGCATCCCAGTGCACGCCGCCGTCAACGCGCCGATCACCGTGCCCGTCGACGTGCACGACGTGAACGTGCCGATCGCCAACGACCTCGACCACCGCTGATGGACGGCGACACCGCGGCGCCCGCTGTGCCGGCGCATCCCCAGGTGACAGTCGGACGGATCGTCTCCTACGTCCTCACCGACACCGACGTCGAGAACATCAACGCCCGCCGCGAGAACCTCTCGATCAGCGCCAACTCGATCAGTGAGGGCGCCGCCTTCCCGATGATCGTCACACAGGTGTTCACCGAGGACCTGGTCAACGGGCAGGTGTTCCTCGACGGCCCGGACAACTACTGGGCGACGTCACGTCGCAACGGCGACGAGCCGGGAACCTGGCACTGGAATGTCTGACGAACATCAGCTCGCCGCGGTCGGCGAGGACGTGCACTACGTCAGCCACGGCACCCCGATCCGCGACGACGGCACGCAGGCCTACACGCAGCAGTGCCGCGCCGCGAAGATCACCGAAATCGGCGGTGGCTGGACCACTGAGGACGTGCAGGACCTGGTCGTCGAAGACGGGGTGCGACGTCGCCTGGTCACGCAGCGGTGGGACGGGACCCTCGTCGGCCTGGAGGTCTCCAATCCGACCGGGACCTTCTTCCACCCCCTGGCCCTCGGTGGAGTCCCGCATGACGAAGGCGGCAATTGGGCAGCGTGGTCGTGCACCGGCCGCAACTACCCAGGCGGCACCTGGCACTACCCCGCGTGAGCCGCCTGTACGGACACCACCGGGATCACCGTGACGACGGGTGCGTGCTGCAACTGGGCGGGCTGATCATGCTCGCCCTGGCGGTGCGCGCAGCGTGGCGGCTGGCTCGTCGATGACTAGCGGAGGATCACCGTGGCGTGGCGCGAAGACAGGATCATGCGCGGCCTGGCGCACGTGCGCACACGCCTGCTGGTGTTCCTGATCGACGGTGGTGTCTTCGACGGCCTGCTGCTCGACGCGGACAAGCGGACCTTGAAGTTCGGTGACGTGCACCTGCGCGCAGGGCAGGGCAGCGAGCCCGCCGCACCTGGCGAGACCTACGTCGAACGCGACCGCGTGAAGTACACCCAGCGAGTCGCCGCTGAACAGGTGACCTGATGCTGGCGGCAACCGGGGCGCTCTCGGTGCTGGAGGCCGCCCCGAAGATCCCTGAGCAGCGCACGCCGAAGCGCGCAGGGTTCGACGTCGACGTGCCGCTCGGCGGCAGCACTCAGGTCCAGCCCGGTGGCGCCTACCCGGTGTCCCGCGGCGAGTTCATGTCGCAGCTGCGCGAGGCCTACATCGGCTGCCCGTGGCTGTCGGCGCCGATCGACACCGTGGCCCGCACCGTGACCGCGGGCGGGCTGCAGATCCGCCCTGACGACGAGAACGAGGACGCCGAGGCCGGCCAGCCGACTCGCCCGCCTGACGTGCAGGCCCTGCAGGACCTGCTCGACTACTGCAACCCGCAGATGGACATCCGTCAGCTGCTGCGTGGCGTGGTCACGGACCTGCAGATCTACGGTGACGCCTTCGTGGAGGTCGTCTGGCTCCTCGGCCTGCCGGTGGCGCTGTACCTGCTCGACCCGGCGACGATGACCGTGCTCGCCGACGAACACGGCCAGGTCAGCGGCTATCTGCAGGCCCTCGACCGGCGTGAGGTGACCTTCAAGCCGCGCGAGGTCGTGCACATCAGCATGGACAGCCCGTACGGCTCGCTCTACGGGGTCGGGGTGGCGCAGAAAGCGCTGCTGCCGGTGAAGATCTGGCTCTACGCGGCTGGTGTCCTCAAGAGCACGATGGCGCGCGGCAACCCGCCGCATCTCGCTATCGACTGGCCGCTGGAAGTGTCCATCTCCGAGGTGCGCGAATGGCGCGCGCAGTACCGCACCCGCAACCTCGGCCCGGACAACATCGGCAACCCGGTGACCACGCGCGGCGGGGCGAACCTCACTGAGCTGCAGCCGGGGAAACTCGGCGACTACCTGTCGATCATGGATCAGACGCGCGACACGATCCTGAGCGAGGCAGGTGTGCCGCCCGCGAAGGTCGGCGTCATCGAAGCCGGCAACCTCGGCGGCGGCACAGGCCCGTCGCAGGACAAGACGTTCCGCGTCAACACCTGCGGGCCTGTGGCGGAACTGGTGCTGGAGAAGCTCAACTACGCCCTGACCCGGCAGGCCTTCGGGATCAGCGGCTGGTCACTGATCCTGCACGACTACGACTGGCGCGACGACAAGGTCGTGGAGGACATTCGCGATCAACGCCTGCGCAACGGTGTCTGGACGCTGGATGACTACCTCGTCGACATCGGCGAGCCCCCGGTGGGCAAGGAATCCGGTGGCGAGGAGCACGTGATCATCGACAAGTCCACGATCATCCGGTGGGCCGATGTCGTCGAGGCCAGCAAGGCTGCGCTCACCGCGAAGCAAGCCCCTGCCCCGGCCGCGGGCAAACCCGCTGACGACGACGAACCCGACGAGCCTGCTGACGACCAGCCCTCGAAACCGGGGAAGCCCGAGTCGCCTGCCGAGTCCCGTTTCCGTCGCGCCATCACCGACCGCTACCACCGTCTGCTGCACAACCGTGCGGCCTGACCATCCCAGGAGGACAACCGTGACCAGCCCGCAAGTTGGACCTGTCGCCGACCAGCACGCCACGACCGAGCCCGCGCACGCCTCGACGACCGTGCTCGGCAACCTGGTCAACAACGTCGAGAGCGCGCTCGCCGGTCTCTCCACCCATGTGACAGAACTCGAGGGCCAGGCAAGGATCGCCGCTGACCATGCGCTGAACTTCCTGCAGCAGCAGATCCAGGACGCGCGTAACCATCTCGAAGCGCAGCAGGGGTCCCCGGTGGTCGGGCAGACCTACGTGCAGCACCCGTCGCCGCTGCCCGCGTCCCCGATCCAGGACTCCCAGGAGCACCCCGGTGGGACCGCCTCAGCGCAGCAGTCGCGCGCCGAGGCAGCGAGCGCCGAGGGAAACGACGACGAGCCCGCGTCGCGCAGCAGCCGCCGCAAGTAGGCGTCGCCGGGACGATCACTGCGGACACGGTTCGCCCTCTGATTCGGACAAGGATCTCCAGGGGGTGAGCCGTGGCCCGGCGTCCCCGGCACCTCAGCGGGCGGGCGCTCGCCGCCGCACGCGCGAACCTCGCGAAGGCGCGCGCAGCGCAACGCCGTCGCCCGCGTACCGCGCGTCAGCTCGCGGCAGCGCGCCGGAACCTCGACAAAGGCCGGGTCCACAGGGGTGACAAGCTCACCGGTCGGCGCCTGGCGGCTGCTCGCGCGAACCTCGCGAAGGCCAGGCTCGCCGCGAAACGCAGGCACCCGAAGGGCCATCGCACCGCGAGGCAGCTCGCCGCCAGCCGCGCGAACCTCGCCCGTGCCCGTCTCGTCGCCAGGGCCCGACACGGCAAGGGCCACCAGACCGCGAAACAGCTCGCCGCGCACCGTGCCGCGCTCGTCAAGGCCCGCGCCAAGGCACGCACCCATCCGCGTACCGCGAAGCAGATCGCCGCGTCGCGCAGGGCGCTCGCGAAGGCACGCGCCCTGCGCATCGCAGGTCACAGGGCAGGCAGCAGCATCACGGGAGCAAGTGGACGGATGAGCAGGGCGACTGTGCAGCATCGCGCCGTGCTGCGAGCGACGCTCGCGAGCCACGAGTACCTGCGCATCCACGCCGCCCGCGGTCAGCGTCGCCGCTACCCGCGCTACCACTACACGCTGCACCGTCACCGCTACACCCCGAAGTCGCACTACACCTACCACCGTGCGCTGCACCGTCACACCCACAAGCGCCGGTACCGCATCAGCACCTACAAACACAGCTGAGGAGATCCTCGATGGCCGAGATGTCCAAGCTCGTGAGCCTCGGCGTGCTGCACGTGCTCAACGTGCAGGAGGGCGACACAGTGGTGCTCCTGGTCAACGAGAGCCTGAGCACCGTGGCGTTCTCGGAAGTACGCGCCGCGCTCGCCTCCGCCTTGCCGGGTATCCCCACCGTGGTGCTGCCCGCAGGTGACCAGGCGAGTCTCAACGTCATCCGCCGACAGGCCGCTGACGCGCAGGTCGTCGACCAGGCCCTGCGCGACGCCGGCCACGAGCCCGAGTAGTGGCGCACACCGGGGGCATGATCGCACTCCTGCCGCGTGCCGAGGACGCCCAGCACTACGCCCTGACCAGTGCGAACGCCGAACCGGTGGACGAGCTGCACCTGACGTTGCAGTACCTCGGGGACGACGTCACCGGGTGGGACGACGATCGCCGCAAGCTCGCGCGCAACATCGCCGAGGCCGCCGTGTCGCACCTCGGCTCGCCGCTCACAGCGCGGGTGTTCGCGCACGGCACCTTCAACCCGGATCACGGCCCGGACGGTGACCGTGACCCGTGCGCCGTGTACCTCATCGGCGACTCGGACCGGTTGACGCCGTTGCACGACCTGGTGAACACCGTCGCCAGTGCGCTCCTCGGCGAGCAGCACGAGACGCAGCACGAGCCGTACCTGCCGCACATGACCGCGGCCTACGACGCGGTCGCAGGGGACCTGGAGCTCGTCGGCGACATCGTGTTCGACCGGGTCGGCCTGTTCCTCGCCGACGACCGCGAGGAGCTGCCGCTGACCGCGCCGTCGCCCGCCGAGTACGCGCTCGGCGCCTACGCACGCGGCTACAGCAGCACACATCAGCCCGTGACCGAGCACTCCCGCCTGCGCGCGACCGCCGTCTACCAGGCCGCGCGCCGCGGCGAGATCAGCGAGGCCGAGGCCGAGGTCGACGGCAGACGCACCGCCCTCGTCGCAGCCGCCGCAGCGCAGCACCAGAGCGTGCACGACGAGAGCCGTGCAGCGATGTTGCCGCTGATCAGGCAGTTCGCTGAGCAGATCGACCTATCAGGGCTGCAGACGGCGATACAGGCGGGCGCGACACGCGACCTGAGGCGATCGCAGGCAGGCGATCAGCTGCTACGCGCCTGGGTCACCTCGGAAGTCGTCGACGACTGGCGGGGTGCGCTCGTCGCAGCGCACACGAACGCCATCACCGCGGGCGCCGCGGCCGGGGCCTACCTCCTCAGCGGCGGTGCGACAGAGCTGCGACCCGCACCCTCTGACCTGCCCGACCCGATGAACCCGGACTTCTGGATCGCGCAGCAACTCGGCAGCCTCGGCGGCGACGTCGTCGACGCCCTCAGCGCCGAGCAGGACGACAGCGGACTGGCGAGAGTGCTCGTCGACGGGGCGGGCGTGCTGTACGCGCTCGACCTGGAACTCGCGCGGACCTGGGCGGACGGGGCGCTGCAGCTGTACGGGGCGGCGGGCACGCTGCTGGTGACCTGGCAGACAGCGGGCGCGGACGCCTGCGCGGGCTGCATGGCGAAGGAAAGCGGCTCGCCGTATGCGCGGGAGATGGCGCCCCCGGTGGATCACGGGCTGTGCCGCTGCGTCCTCGCCCCGTGGCCCTGACCGCCTAGGCCCCCAGGTCGGGGGAAACGCGGCGGCCTCGATGGTCGCGATGCGCCCTGGTGAGGGACTCCACCAGGCCGAAGACGCCCAGCGCGCCGAGCGCGCCGACCAGGCCGAAGTCGAGCACCTTCCAGATGAAGGCGTGCGCGTCGATCGCCACCCAGGCGAGCCCAGCGGCGGCGATCAGCAGCATCACGGCGAGCGCTACGCCGCCAGGGTCACGCACAGGCTCAGCAGACATAGCCGCGCAGTCTAAAGAGGAGGCAACTGGCGTGGGCGCAATCGGCACCATCGGCGGCACATTCCTCGTCCCCGGCGTCAGCCTGAACAACCGCCTGTACACCAAAGACGCCATCGGCAAGGCCGTGAAGCGCATGACCGAGCGCATCGCGGACCCCGCCGGGCTGCCGATCGTGATGCTCACCCATCACGGCGCAGGCGACGACTCCACGCGGATCAGCGCACGGGTCACCGCCGTGGCCCAGCAGGACGACGGGTCAGCCACGTGGGAAGGGGCACTCCCCGACACCAAGGCAGGGCGGGAGATCGCCGCGCTCACCGAGCCCGACTCCACCGGCCGGCGCGCACTGGAGACGGTCAGCATCCGGGGCTGGTGGCTCGGGCAGGTGCTCACCACCAGCGTCGACGGGCAGCAGGTGGAGACCGCCGACGACCTGGAGATCGACGGCATCGACTTCACGCGCTCCCCTGGCGTGACCGCGGCGCGGATCGCGACGACGACCAAGCTCGCCGAGCGCGCCGGCCAGCGCACCCCGATCACCGAGTCCGCGCCTGAGACGCACGTCGAGACCAGCCAGGCCCCGCCGCCGAAGCCCTCGTTCGCCGACGCTGGACACCAGTCCGATGGACTCGAACGCCTCCCGATCGACTCCGTCGAACAGGTCCGTGACGCCTGGTGCAGCATCAACCAGAGCGTGGTGCAGGAGCGGTACACGCCGCGGCAGGTGCAGCTGATCAGAGGGCGCATCAAGACCGCCGCCGAGAAGCACCAGCTCACGCTGACTGACGCGCACACCCTGCAGGAGGCCCTCGACGGTCTCCGTAGCGCCGCCGAGGCCTACATCAGCGTCTCCGCCTATCAGGACCAGACCGACGTCGACGTGCGCGCCTTCGGGGTCGCGAACCACGACATCGCCGCCGCCGCGACGCAGATCGGGGCCGCTGCGACAGCGGCGCTGACGGTGCTCGATCCGGATGGAGACGGCGACCTGGACCTGCCTGGTGATAGCGGGGCGCGCTGCAAGTCCTGCGACGAGCCCGTTCCCCAGGGTTCGATTTTCTGTCCCTCATGCGGCGGGCCAGTAGTAGCTGGCGAGTCCGAAACGACGACGAAGGAGCCCACCGTGGCCGACACCAACACCGACACCGGCAAGGACGCGCCGAAGCCTGGCACCACGGAAGGCGCCGGCACGTCGAAGGAGTCCACTGAGGCTCCTGCCGACACCAGCACCACCGGCACTGATGCTGCTGGTAGCGACGGCGGCGAGAAGCCCGCCGACGCCCCGACCGGCACCACGAGCACAGACCTGTCGCAGGAGCAGATCGACGCCATCGCCGCGAAGATCGCCGACCAGATCCAGTCGAAGGTGGGGCAGCCGTCCGCCCCCGCCGAGACCACCACGCCCGCGACGACGACCACCGAGGCAAGCGCCGAGGCGAAGCCTGAGGTCCCGCCTCAGCTGACCGCTGAGGACCTGTCGAAGGCCGTCGCCGCGGCCGTCGCAGAGGGCGTCAACGGTCTGCGTAAGCAGCTCGTGGAGGACCTGGGGCCGTCGCGCAAGGGTCTGCTGCGTGAGGCAGCGGACGCGCAGAAGGCGGCGGCCGGTGACGGCAGGGACCTGTCGAAGCTGTCCTCGACCGATCTGCTGAAGGTGGCGTCGCAGGCCTGGGACTCGGTGCTCGGCCCGATTAACCCCACCTGATCGCTTCCGTAACCCGCACCACCGAACCCCTGGCGCCCCCGAATCGCCTGGGGTTTTTTCATGCCCGAAGGAGACCCCAGAATGTCTACTGATCTGAATGAGGCCCTGACCGCTGCTGGGGTCACCGCCCTGATCCAGACGGTCATCGACCCGTTGCTACTGGAATACCAGCGCCGATACTCCCCGCTGGTCAGGGCCACGCCGACGAAAGCCTGGAACAGCACCCGGTACAACTTCAACAGGAGGACCTTCCGGGCTCCTGGCGGGTTCGTGCAGGACGGCGGCGCGCGGCCGCTGGGCAACAGCACGTACGAGCAGTTCGGGTTCGACATCAAGCTCCTGCAGAGCGTGGGTGCGGTCACCGGCTACGCGCAGGAGGTCACCCGCTCCCTGATCGGCGACCTGCGCGCGCAGGAGATCGCATCCTGCGTGCAGGGCCTGCTGTGGGACATTGAGACGGCGATGCTGTGGGGCTGCGACCCTGCGACCGCTCCCCCTCGCCCGTGGCCGCAGTTCAGCGGCTTGGACCAGCTCATCAACCAGTTCACGGGCACGGCGACGAACCCACAGAACTCGATCAACGGCGCTGGTGCAGCGCTGTCGTTCAGCCAGCTCGACCAGCTGATCGACTGCGTGGAGACCAACGCGGCGATGCCGGTGTTCTCCAGTGAGTGGATGCTGGTCATGTCCCCGACCGCGGCGTCGAAGATCAGTCAGCTGGAGACGCCGCTGCAGCGGTTCCTGACGCAGATCGAGGTCACCGCGGGTCTGCTGGTCACCGCCTACCGCGACATTCCGATGATCAAGTCGTCGTTCCTGTCGAACCGGGCCAGCAGCATGGGCACCGTCACCGCGGCGACGTCGACCACAGGCGGTTCCCTGGCCGCGGCGACGTACTACTACCAGATCGAGCCGATCGTGGCGCGCTACGGCGCTCTGACCCCGTCGACGGAGATCTCGCAGGTCACCACGGGGGCCACCAGCACCGTGACCCTGTCGTTCGCGCTGCCACCGGGCCCCGATGGTGCGGCCCCGATGTCGTACCGGGTGTACCGGGGCACGGCGACGGGCACGGCGACGCTGCTCGGTGTCGTCGACGCCGTGGCGAGCCTGCAGGGCGACGGCATCACCCCGAACTACGCCACCAGCATCATCGACAACGGGACGAACTTGACCCCGGTGCAGGGCGCGAACGTCGGCGTCCCGGCCTCGACCTACGTTGGCGGTTCCTCGCAGAAGCCGCGCATCGCAGGTGGCGAGGACGTCTACCTCCTCCCACGGGACCCGGACATCCTCGTGCGCCCGTATGTGCGTGACATTCGGCCCGTCGACGTTTACCCGACGACCGCGAGCCCGGACTCGCTGCCGTTCGCCCTGGTCAGCGACACCACGCTCGCGCTCAGGGGACCGAAGTTCGCGGGCCGTCTCAGGAACACGGTGGCAACTCTCTGATGGCGAACACACCTGTGGTGTACGTGCGCGCCGAGCGAGCCAGCAACGGACCGCAGGGGCTGTGCTGGCCGCACGACGGCGCGGTCATCGCGATCCGCGACGTCGATCTGGCGCACAGCGTGCTGGCGATCGACGGCTACAGCGAGGCCTCCCCGCCTCCTGCCGAGCCGGTGACCGAGCCCGACCCCGACGCCACGGCGGACGACGAGGGCGAGAAGACAGCGGCCAGCGGCAGGCGCGGCCGCGGCAAGGCGATCACCGAGCAACGCACGTAAACGGCGGGAGGGGCGATGACCTCACCCGCCTACACGCCGATGGCCGTGCCCGCCGACCTGGAGGGCACGGCGCTTCGGGTGCTGTGGCGGGGCACGCCTGATCCTGCGCAGCAGATGCAGGTGATGATCCGTGCCTCCCGCGCCATCGAGCAGCGCTGCCGGCGCAGGCTGACCCCGTTCACCGGCATGGTGCAGACGGAGACAGCGGAAGGCGTGGATCGCACCCTGTACGGCTATGAGGGGCCGTTGCCGCTGGCCGGGGCGCTGTCCCGTGATCAGGCGATGGCCTTCGGGTCGGGCACCTCGGTGCGTGACCTGTGGCTCGACCAGTTCGCGCCGTGCTGGCCTGAGCTGTGGACCTACAGCGACGTGTCGGTCACCCTCGTCCGGGCCTGGGGCGACCAGCAGATCCTCACCCAGGAGATGCTCGAGGGCCCGCACGCCGACACTGGGCACCTGCGGCTCCCAGCGGGCGTGTTCTGCCCGGTGGGCACGATCATCAGGAGCCTCTACTCGGGCGGGTACACGGTCGCGGTCCCTGACGAGTTGCGTGACGCCACCCTGTTGCAGGCGACGAAGATGTTGATCCTGCGCATGGAGCCGCAGAACCGTCCGGGGATGGACACCGACGATCTCGACGGCGAGATCACCTCGCTGCTCGCCGCGTACGCGAACTGACCGGCCCCCTGGAGGGAAAACCACATGATCATCCTCGGTGCCATCCTGCTGGTCCTCGGCCTGGTCCTGGGGATCTCCCTGCTGACCACGCTGGGCATCGTCCTGCTCGCCATCGGCGCCATCCTGGTGCTCCTCGGCGGCGTCGGGCACCCCGTGGGTGGGCGCAGGCACTTCTTCTGACCTGTGGCATACCTGCTGGCATATTTCCGCGCTCTCGATCAGGGGATAGCTGGTGCGCACGATCATCGAAGGCTTCGGGGTGCCTGGCGCGAAGAACGAGTTCACGCTGATGCGCGATCGGGCCGCGATCATCGAGGCGACCGCGTTCCCTGCGATCGTCGCCGACTTCCACCGCATGCAGCGCCAGCAGTTCGACAGCGGCGGCCCGAGAGGCGCGCGCTGGGAGCCGTTGACGGAGCAGACCGTGCGCCGCAAGGCCGGCGCGGGCAAGCTCATGGTGCGCAGCGGGGCACTGCGCGACTCCCTGACCGATGAGAACGCGGACGGGGCGATCGTGCGGATGATGCCTGACGCGCTGGAACTCGGCACGAGCCTGCCGTACGCCGACTACCACCAGCGAGGCACTGAGCACCTGCCGGCGCGCAAGCTCGTCGACATCGGCGAGGACGAGGCGCTGCGCTGGGGGCGGATCCTGCAGCGCGCCCTGATCCCCACGGTCGTGATCACCGGCCCGCTGTCTGATGAAGGGATCGTCGGGTGACCGGGCCACCTGGCCTGTCCGGACCGCCAGGCGGTGGGGTGTTCGGGCCGTGGATCGGGCCTGCGCAGGTGCGGCAGGCGGTGCAGGCGACGCTGGAGAAGTGGGCGCCGACGTACGTCGCTGAGGCCGCGCGCCGGGTCGGCGTGATCGACCCGCCGCTGGTCGGTTTCAACGAGTGGGAGAACGACGCAGACATCTCCCCCGTGGGCGGTGATCAGGCCCCGCGGTGGACGGTGTACTGCCCCGGCACGCTCGACGTGCCACGTCGCGACGGTGACGGCACCTACGCCTGCCTGTGGGACGTGCAGGTCAACCTCTGGTTGTGGGGCACCAGCTGGCAGGACACAGAGGACCGGCTCGGCTGGTACATGACGGCGCTGATGCAGGCCCTGCTGCAGCACCCAAGCCTGGGCGGGTTCGCGCAGTCCCTGTACTGGCGTGGCGTGAGCTACCGGCCAGTCGATCAGAACGCCTTCCACACCTGGGGCAGAGGGACGTTGCTGCTCGGCGCGTTCGTCGAGAACATTCTCGACGCCTACGCCGGTCCCGCGACAGTGCCCACGCCTGACCCGACCGTCGAGCCCCCTGTGCCGCCGACCGTCGAGCACACCGCGACCAGCGTCGAGCAGCTCTAAACCAGCTCTCAACCGTCTGCAGGGCCGTCCTCGCAGGTCAGGCCTACTCGAAACATCGTCTCAACCTGGGAGTGCCAGCTATGCGAGTGATGGTCATGTGCAACCACCCGTGGGACACCGACACCGGGGGAATCCTCGCGCCCGGTGACGTGGCCGACGTCGACGACACCGAGCGCGTGCGCGAGGCGATCAGCGACGGGCTGCTGCGTGAGGTCACCGAGCCGTCGCCGCCTGCCCCGCCTGCGCCCTCGGACAAGCCCGTCGAGGCCGAGCCCGAGCCCGCCCGATCCACTCGCAGCAGCAAGGGAGGCCAGTCATGACGGCCCCAGGTATCTCGTTCTCCTCCATCAGCGCGCCGCCGCCGTCGACGACAGCGCCGCGCACAGGCCTCTGGTTCGTCACGGGCCTCACCGAACGCGGGCCGGTCGGCCGCCCGGTGCTGCTGCAGAGCATGTCGGACTACGCGACGAAGTTCGGTGGCAGAGTGCCTGCGGGCACGCTCTACGACGCGCTGGATCAGTACTTCCGCGATGGTGGCGTGCAGGCCTACGTCAGCAGGGTCGTCGGACCCGCCGCGGCGACCGCGACGAAGACCCTGATGGACGGCGCGGGAAGCCCGCTGGCCACGCTCACGGTGACAGCACTGGGTGCGGGCGTGTGGGGCAACGCGCTGTCTGTGCAGGTCACGCACCCCACCGCGTCTACCTATCAGCTGATCTTCTCGACGACCGCGGCCGGTGTCGTGGAGACCTCGCCTGTGCTGAGCACCCCGGCTGACGCGGTGTCCTGGTCGACGCAGTCGAACTACGTGACGATCACCAACGAGAACAGCGCGACCGCGACACCGCTGAACAACCCTGCGGTGCTCGCCGCGACGGCCCTGACTGCTGGCGCTGACGACAACGCCGGCATCACGGAGACACAGTGGACGAACGCGCTGACCACGTTCACCGCCGACCTGGGGCCTGGGCAGATCTCGGCACCGGGTCGCACCACTGACCCTGCGCACGTCGCGCTGACCAACCACGCCACGGCGAACAACCGGGTCGCTCTGCTCGACCCGGTGGACACCGCGACCGCGGCGACGCTGATCACCGCGGCCGGGGCGATCGCCACGGGCGGGGCCGATCCGACGCGGGCGACGCTGTGCGCGCCGTGGGTGATCCTGCCGGGGATCTCGACCGGTGGCGCGATTCCGCCGCCGACGCGCACCGTGCCGCCGAGTGCGCTCGTCGCCGCGCGCTGCTGCTCTGTCGATCAGGACGGCAATCCCGCGCTCGCGGCGGCCGGGCCGAACGGGCACTCGTTCTACGCGGTCGGCGTGACGCAGACCTACATCGACTCGGACAGGGCGAGCCTGAACCTCGCGGGTGTGAGCCTGATCCGCAGCATCGCCGGGGTCGTGCAGCTCTACGGCTTCAGGTCGCTCTCGCCCGATCCGCAGTGGATGCAGCTCGGGCGGGCACGTCTGCGCATGGCGATTCAGGACCGGGCGGTGCAGGCCGGCGCGGCGATCCAGTTCGGGCAGCTCGACAACGCGGGCAGGCTGCTGTCGGCCTGGAACGGCGCGTTGCGCGGCATCCTGACGGACTACTGGCAGCTCGGGGCCTTGTACGGGGCCTCGGCGAGCGACGCGTTCAGCGTGAACACCGGCCCGCAGGTGAACACCGTCGACACGATGGCGGCGGGGTACGCGAACGCGGTGTTGCAGATCAAGCCCGCTGGTGTCGCCGAGTTCATCGCCATTGTGCTGCAGTCCGTGCCCTTGTCTCAGGCCATCAGCGCCGCCTGATCCACCGTTCGTTCAGCGCCCCTCAGCTCTCCCCGTGGCTGAGGGGCGCTGGCATGTCCACAACCTGGAGGTGGCGTCGTGTCGACAGCCATGCAGTCCCTGCTCACAGTCACCGTCGACTACCCCGGTGGCAGCCAGAGCCTCGGAGTCTTCGACAAGAGAAGCGGTGGTGACACGCAGGCCACCGCGGCGAAGCACCGCCCCGGTGGGAGCTTCACCGAGAAGTCGTACGCCACCCTGCCGACCTACACCGACGTCGTGTGCAACCGCGTCTACGAACGCGACCGTGATCACGAGCTGATCCGCACCCTCGCGAACCACTCCGGCCGGTGGATGGCGACCGTCGTCGAGCAGCCACTGGACGACGACTTCCATGCCTGGGGCTCGCCGACGACCTGGAGAGGCCGGGTGCTGACGGTGAAGCCCGGTGACTACGACTCGACATCCAGCGCGGTGCGCATGTTCGAGCTGACCATCTCCGTGGAGACCCGTTCATGACCAGCCTCGACAGGGATCTCGACAGCACGGCGGACAGCGGCGTGTACGCCCTGGGCTCCACCGGCAACGGCCACACGTCCGAGGCCGAGTTCAGTGCCGTGGCGCCGACGAACGACTCGCCTCTCGGGTCATTGCGCGCCCGCCGTCAGCGCCAGCAGCAGACGCTGTACCTGGACCTGCTGGTCCCTGGATGGCATGAGGACCCTGACGACCCCACCCCGATCAGCATCTACGTGCGCTGCCGCCCTGCCAGGCCGAGCGACATGGGCCGTGCGATGGAGCACCGCAAGCGACAGGGCAAGAAGGTCCGCAACTTCGCCGAGCTGGCCCACGCCGACGCCCTGGTCGAGGCCTGCATGGGCGTGTATGCGATCGAGGGCAAACCCGCTGAGGACCCCGCGACCGACGAGCGCCCGAAGCTCAGCCTGCGCGACGGCGACGAGACCGGGGACTGGACGAAGTTCGACCAGGACCTCGGGTACGCCCTCGGGTTGGAGGGCCGTTTCGGGGCGGTCGACGTCGTGCTCGCGCTGTTCCCGACCGAGGCGCAGATCGTCAACGCGATGAACGAGCTGGTGCGCTGGTCGGGCATTCAGGCGCCTCGGGACACCGAGAATTTTTTCGGGGACTGACAGATCCGGATGACGAGTACGCCCCGCACCTGATGACGGCGGCGCTCGGTCTGCGGTTCGGGCTCAACCCGCTGCAGGTGCTCGCTCTCGAGGGCGACGACTACATCCTCACCAGCGCCGTGGTGCAGCGCGCCGTCGTGCTGGAAGCGGAACTGCTGGAGCAGGTGATCGAGGCGCTGAGCGTGCGCATCGGCAACGCGGTCGCACGGTCGCTCGGCGGCTGAACGGGGGCTCGGATGATCGGCGGGCTCACGGAGGTCGGCGCGCGTCTCGTGCTCACCGGCAAGGCCGCGTACATCGCCGGTCTCGGCGAGGCCTCGTCGGCGGTGGAGAAGTTTCAGCGGGCGCAGTCGGCGGCGTCTGATGTGGAGCGCGCCGCGGCCGCCCCGGCGTCGGCGCTGGCTCGGGCGCGGCTGGAGCTCGGCGAGGCGACCAACGTCGCGAAGGCGCGGACGGTCGAGTACGAGGCCGCTGTGAAGGCCGAGGCGAAAGCTGAGGTCGAGGCAGCGAAGACGTCTCAGGCGGCCCGTGAGGCGTCCCTCAGGGCCACCTCGGCTGCCCAGGTGCAGGCTGCGAAGGACGCTGACGCTGCAGCGCAGGCGCGGCTACGTGAGGCGCAGTCGTACAGGTCGACGGCGTCCGCGGCGAAGATCGCCGCCGACGACGAGGTGGCCGCGTCCGAGCGGAACGTGGCCGCGCAGCGGCTCGCCGCGGATCGCACCGAGGCTGCGCAGGCCAAGCAGCGCGCGGCGATGCACGCGACGGGCGCCGCGGCGAAGACGGCGTTCCTCGGGGTCGCTGCGGCGACGGGGGTCGCGACCTACGCCTCGGTGAAGATGGCCGGCGACTTCGAGCAGTCGACGACGCGGCTGGTCACCTCCGCTGGTGAGATCGTCGGGCCGAAGGGCCTGGACCTGGTGCGTCAGGGAATGCTCGACATGGCCGGCCAGGTCGGGGTGTCGGCGCTGGACCTGTCGGGCGCGATGTACGTCGTGGAGTCGGCGTCCTATCGGGGTGCGCAGGGCCTCGCGGTGCTGAAGGCCGGCGAGGAAGGCGCCAAGGCTGAGGGCGCCGACGCGAAGGAAGTCGTGTCCGCGCTGACCAGCGCGATGCGCGACTACTACCCGGCCGCGAAGTCGGTCGGTGAGGTGACCGACGCCTCGACCGAGGTCATGTCGAAACTCGTCGCCGCGACGAGCGTCGGCAAAATGTCCTTCCAGGACCTGGCGAGTTCTCTGCACTCGGTGCTGCCCGCGGCGTCGTCGGCGCGGATTCCTCTGGAAGACGTTCTCGGCGCGCTGTCGTCAATGACGGTGCACGGGTTCACAGCTCAGCAGGCGACGCAGAACCTGGCGCACGCCATTGGTCACTTGCAGGCGACCACGGGTCCGCAGCGAAACGAACTGGCGTTGCTGGGGATCTCCTATCAGCAGTTGCAGGAGGACCTCGGGAAAAAGGGTCTCACCGGGACTATCGCGGAAATCGACCAGGCCATTCAGAAGCACATGGGGCCGGATTCGACGCGCGTGATCCTGAACATGCGCGACGCCATGTCTAAGTTGGTGCCTGCCGCGCAGGAGCTGGCGTCGCACGTGGCCGATGGGACCATGACCTGGAACGAGTACTACCACGCTGCGCGTGAGCTGGATCCGATCGCGCAGGGGCAGGCGATGTCGTTCGCCTCGCTGGCGAAGTCGACACACGGGATCGGGTCGGAGACGAAAACCGGCACCGAGGTGTGGCAGACCTATGCGTCCGCGATGAAGGGCGCGATGGGTGACCAGACCGGCATGAACGTGGCCCTGCTGATTGGCGGGCGGAACGCGGACTACACGGCGGATGCGGTCAAAAGAATCGGCGCGGCGCACGCCGATTCGAAAGGTCAGGTCTCCGGTTTCGCGGAGGTCCAGAAGACTTTCAACCAGCAACTCGCGCAGACCGAGGCGAAATTCAAGTCGGCCGGTATCGAGCTGGGTACCGCTTTCCTGCCGGTGATGAAGGACCTGGTCGGCGTATTCAGCAGTGTCGCGGGCGGCATGTCGAGGCACATCGGTGCGGCGAAGACGCTGATCGAGGTCGTCGGCATCCTCGTCGGCCTCTACGTGACGTGGGCGGCGGTCACGAAAATCGTGGTCGCGGTGCAGACGCTGTGGGTCACGGTGCAGGCGATCCTCAACACGGCGCTGTGGGAGATGGACGCGGCGATGGCGGCCAACGTCATCGGCCTGATCGTGATCGCGATCATCGCGATGGTCGCCGCTCTGATCTACGCCTGGAATCACTGGAAGCAGTTTCGGGAGGTCGCGACCGCTGCGCTGCACGGCATCGTCGCTGCGGCGGAGTGGGTCTGGAACACGATCAAGGGCCCTGCGGTGGCCGTGTGGAACTTCCTCACGATGATCATCAAGGGTGCTGTCGCGGTCATCGTCGCCCTGTTCCGGCCGCTGGTCGACGGGGTCCGCGTGCCGCTGAGCAAGCTGCGCGACACCGTTGTGTGGATCTGGGCCGACATCGTCGGTTTCGCGAAAACCCGATTCGGGGAGCTGTCCTCCTTCATCCGCAAGGTGCTCGACGACATCAAGCAGTACTTCGCGCCGATCACCGATTTCATCAACTCCCACTGGGACGAGATCGTCACCGTGGTTCGGTTCGCCTGGGGGAAGATCAAGGAGGAGACGGCGCCGCTGGTCGGGTTCATCAAGTGGGCCTGGGGGTTGATCAGCAGCATCATCACGTTCGCCCTGGCGATCATCCTGCCGGTGGTGCGGATCGGTTTTCAGCTGATCTGGCTGGTCATCAAACTCGCCTGGGACGCGATCATCGGCGTGATCAAGATCGCGTGGGACATCATCATCGGGATCCTGAAGTTCGCCCGTGATCTGATCATCGGGATCATCTCGATCTTCCTGGACATCGTCACCGGGCACTGGTCGCGGGCCTGGGAGGACATCAAGAAGCTGGTCGGGAACCTGCTGAACGACATCTTCGGGATGATCGTGGGCGTCCTCGGTGACCTGGCCGACTGGATCGGGAACAGCTTCACGGACCTGTGGAACTCGATGCGCGGCATCTTCCACGGCCTGTGGGACGAGATGAAACACATCTTCGTCTCCGGGGCCAACGTCGTGATCGACGTGGTCAACGGCTTCCTGAAGGTGGTCAACAACATCGCGGGGGCGATCGGGTTCTCGATCCATCTGGAGATCCCGCACGTGCCGGAGCTCCAGGCTGGTGGTGTGATCCCGGTGCGGTACCTGGCCGAGGGTGGGCCGCTGGACTTCTTCAGCGAGGTCGGCGCGGGGTTCATGACCCGTGGGCCGCGGGCGATCGTCGGCGAAGGCGACCCGGCGCATCCGGAGTATGTGATTCCGACCGACCCGCGGCACAGGGGCAGGGCACTGGGGTTGTTCCAGGATCTCGCGGCCTACCTGCTGGGGTCGGACAGCGCGCCGGGGTACGACGTGGGCGGGGTCATCGGCGGCGCCTGGGATGGCATCACGAGTGGTGTGAAGGCGGTCGGCGGGGCGCTGAAGTCGGCAGCGGAGTGGGCTGGGGACATCGCGTCGAAGGGCATTCACGCTGTCATCGAGTCGACGTGGCCGGTGCTCGACGTGCCGGCAGACAGCTTCGCGGCGTTCGTGCCGGGGATGGTGAACAAGGTCCGGGCGAAGGCGCTGGACTGGTTCGACACCCAGTACGTGCCGCCCGCGGCGGGTCAGGGCAGCGCGGCCGCCCCGGCGCAGGTCATGGCCTGGATCATGCAGGCGCTCGACCTGATGGGCATGTCGCACGCGTTCGCGCCGGGGATCAGCACGCTGATCATGCACGAGAGCGGGGGCAACCCTTCCGCGATCAACAACTGGGACAGCAACGCACGTGCGGGGCATCCGTCGCAGGGGCTGATGCAGACCATCCCGTCGACGTTCCGCGCCTACGTTCTGCCCAGTTTGTCCAATAGGCCCATAACTGACCCAATTGCGAATATCACGGCTGGTGTCCGTTATGCCCTCGCCCAGTACGGGTCAGGGATGCTCATGGCCGGTGGGCGCCGGGGCGCCAACGGGCAGTACATCGGCTACGAGGCCGGTGGCGTCATGCCCGCGGCCTCGCTCGCCGCCCGCCTCGGAATCCCGACCAGGGAAATCGGCGGCGCGGTCGCAGCCGGTCAGGCGTATCTCGTGGGCGAGAAAGGCCCCGAGATCGTGGTGCCTGCCTCGCCGGGGGTCGTCGTCCCCAACATCGGGGGTGGCGATGCGGATCGGTCCTCGGCGGGGCAGAGCAGCAACACGCGCATCGGCGGGAGCATCACCCTCGGGCCGGTGTACATCACCGAGTCCGGGGACTCGCGCAAGACCTACGACGAGGTTCGGCGGGCGCTGTCCGACGCGGCAGCGCGCATGTAGACGAGGGGTGATCATCACATGCCCGCGCCGGATGTGATGATCACCCCCGTCTACCCGGCGACCGCGCCGTCGATCGAATTCGGCCTCCTCGGCGACGCGGTCAACTCGGTGTACAGCTCAGGTGGCTACCCGTGGGTCGCACTGGACCGGCCCACGCGCAAGCCGTTCGTGGAGTTCAACTCGACGCAGCTCACGCAGCTGGTGCTGCCCCTGGTGCTCGACCGGGCCGACATCGGGGACAGCGTCGAGGCTGAGTGCGACCTGGTGCACGGCTGGCGCTACCCGGTGAACGGTCGGCGGGAGCCGACGCCGTTGCGCATCACCGGGCCGGTGGACACCGCGGGTATCAGCGAGTGGGTCGTGATCAACATCGAGTGGGGGGCAGCACAGCGACGCGCCGACCACGCCCGCATCCAGCAGGAGGTGAAGCTGACCACGCTGGAGGCCAGCTTCATCACCCGCACCTTCGGCAGCCCCGCGCAGATCGCACAGACCCAGATCCAGGCCAGTTCCTCAGCTGTCATCAGCGCCACGCCAGGGGTGTCCGCGCTGCCGGCCGACCTGCTCGCCCAGCTCGCGGCCATTCCCGCGGGGGCATGGCGGGACTACGCGGTGAAGCTCGGCGAGACGCTGGAGCAGATCGCGGCACGGCAACTCGGCGACGCGCGCTGGTGGACGGTCATCGGACAGCTCAACGGCATCAAGGACCCGAACACCGTCAAGCCAGGCTCCTGGCTGCGACTGCCCTGGTGAGGAGACGGCGGTGGCGTTCGACTCCTACTTCGCCGCCCTGTCGGGCTACTTCGCGTCGAACCTGTCGCTGGCGAGCAAACTGCCGCTCGACGACCTGGCGACAGCGGTCACGATCAGCCGCGACATCAACCAGGCGTCGACGCTGGACATCACCGTCGAGGACCAGTACCGCACGGTGCTCAACTCCCCGGTGGCGAACCAGGCGTCGCGCATCGCCATCAGCGGCATCAGCTTCGTGCTGGTGAAGGTCGGCAAACGGCAGAACCAGACCAGGCTGGTGTTCGAGGACAGCGTGGTCGCGAAGCTGCGCACGATGAAAGGCCCGCTCGCCGCGGCGCCCAACGTGTGCACCCGCGTCGACTTCGCCTACCAGCTGGTGCGGCAGGCCGGCATCAGGTTCATCGGGGCGCCGAACACCCCGAGAGCGAAGGAGCCGCTGTCGCGAGGCACCTCCAGCGACGCGCAGGAAGACTCCTGGACGTGCCTGGTGCGGATCGCGCAGGAGGTCGGCTACCGGTGCTTCTCCGATGGAACGTCGGTGATCTTCGGGCCGGATGACTGGCTGTTCCAGGCCTACAAGAACCCGGTGATGCACATCCAGGAGTACACCAACGGCATCGACTTCATCGACCTCACCGACTGGGACGTGGGCAAGCCGCTGGCCGAGTGCACCGTGTACACCTACGCCCCGCAGTGGCACGGCGACCTAGGGGCGATCATCGCCGTCGAAGGCATGGGGCCGGGCACGAACTACTGGATGGTCTCGAAGATCGACCGGGACCTGTATCACACCCCGGCGACGATCACGATGATCCGCCCGCAGCCGACGCTGCCCGAGCCCGTCAACACCACCTGAGGAGGAGCGCGGTGCTCGACATCGACCCCGCGTGGCCCTGGCGGCAGGGCTCGAAGAACTACCGGGGCAAAGGCGCGCACCGCACCCTGTACGTCGAGGTGCCCGGTCAGGACTCGCTCTGGCATCCGATGATCGGGGTGATGGACACCGCGGAGCTCGCGGACCTGGTGGTGCGCACCCGCCAGGCCCTGGCCCAGCTGGTGCGCCTGCACGACGGGCCGCGCGACGAGACCTACCTCGCGGACAGGGAACCCGCCTGGACGGACGCGCGAGAACTGCTGACCGAGTGGGTGCGACTGCCCACCGAGTGACCTGGAGCGCCCGTCATGGATCTGGTGATGCGCCAGCTCACCTACGCGATCACCCGCCACCAGACGGCGTCCCCGGCGATGGAAGGCCCCCAGGAGGCGGTCGTCGTCGCGGCGAGCGCGGCGAGCGTGCAGGTCGTCATCCCCGTGTTCAGCCCCGACTACCAGTTCGGGCCGGCCCCGTATCAGCCGGTGCCTGGCGGGGTGCTGCCACCTGCGGGGACGCGCTGCCTCGTGATGTTCGTCGGCACGGACCTGTCCCGCCCGTATGTCGTGATGTTCGTCGGCTGGAACGGCTAGCAACAAGGAGGGGTGACCTGGTGCTCCCGCACTTCTCCTACCCCGTGCAGGTCGGCTCCGATGGTGCCCTCGGCGTGCTCGACCAGGACTCGCGTGCCGAGGTCTCGCAGTGCGTCGCCGTGCTGCTGGCCACGACCACCCGGACGCGGGTCGAGCTGCCCTCCTACGGGGTGCCTGACCTGACGTTCACCCGCGGCGAGCAGCTGGCGCTGGTTCAGCAGGCCATCACGACCTGGGAGCCTCGCGCGACGGGCACGCGGGTGCACCTGGACATCGCGGGCGACGGCACAGCCCAGTTGCGAGCGGAGCTGCCATGACCGACCCGCTGCCCACGGTGACGGTCACCCCGACCGGCTACATCGCGATCCCGGTCACCGCCGACTCCACCGACCTCGCCACGCAGGCGCTCGCCCAGATCGGGGCGAACCTGCCGGGCTGGGTGCCCCGCGACGGCAACCTCGAAGTGTGGCTCACCTACGCGCTGGCGCGCATGGCGGCGACCTCGGCGCAGGTCGCGGGCCAAGCCAGCCAGGCCATCTACCAGTACTTCGGGCAGTCGGTGCTCGACGTCGCACCGCTGGCCGGGTCAATGGCAACGGTGCAGAGCACCTGGACGGTCTACGACACAGCGGGGCACACCATCCCCGCGGGCACCATCGTGGGCATCTCCACGTCGCTGACGACCTCAGTCCTGTTCGAGGTCACGGACGACGTCGTGATCCCACCGGGATCGAGCGCCACGTCGGCCGGGGCGGTCACGCTGCTCGCGCTGGAGGCGGGCTCGTCGGCGAACGGGCTGGAGGCGGGCACGCTGCAGCTGTTCAGCAACCTGGCGTGGGTGTCGAGCGTCGTCTCGACGGCGGCCACCTCAGGCGGGTCCGATCCGGAGACCACCGACGCCTACCTGGATCGGCTGCGCGCACGCCTGAAGCTGCTCAGCCCCCGGCCGATCCTGCCGGGTGATTTCGCGGCGATCGCAGCCGACCAGCCTGGGGTGCAGCGGGCCACGGCGCTCAACGGCTACAACCCCGCGGACGGCACATCGGGCAACGCGCGCATGGTCACGGTGGCGGCGGTCGACGCGGCGGGCAACGCGCTGGGCCTCGCGGCGCGCGACGCGCTCGCGGCGGTGCTGGACGCGATGCGCGAGGTCAACTTCGTGGTGAACGTGATCTCGCCGACGACGACACCGGTCACCGTGTCCGCGCAGGTCGTCGGCAGGGCGGGCGTGGTGCTCAACACGGTGCAGGCCGATGTGCTCGCCGCGGTGCAGGCCTTCCTGTCCCCTGTGCACTGGGGAGACACCCTCGACGACAACGGGGCCTGGACGGACACCTGGACCAACACGCCCACGGTCAGATACCTGGATGTCGCGGCGGTCATCAAGGACGTGCCGGGTGTGGCCTGGGTGGCGAGCCTCGCCATCGGCATCGACGCGGGCGCGCAGGTGCCGCAGGACGGGCAGCTGCCGGGGGCGGCGCCGTTGCCGACTCCAGGCAGCATCGCTATCACCATGATCGGCGGGTGAGCGGGTGAGCGGCGAGCTGGTCGGGCCGCGGCGGAACCTGGCACCTGAACCGGTGCCGCTGCCCGGAACCCGGTGGATCTCGAACCGCTCGCTGACCTGGGTTCAGGTCACGGGGTTCGCGAGGCCGTACGCGGTGCGGCTCGTCAGCCCCGGCAGTGGCGGCGAGCACTACATTCTGCCGGCGCCTGGTGTCACACCGGTCGGGCAGCCGGTGACCGTGGCCGTGTCCTACCGGACGGACGTGGTCACGCAGGTCACCGCGTATGTGATCTTCTACGACATCAACGGCACTGTCGTCGGCGCCACGGACTACCCCGGTAACCCGATCACGACCGTGGCCGGTGAGGTCGCGACGGTGTACATCACCGGCACGCCGGGCGGCACGGCGGTCGCGGCCGGGGCACAGATATCGACGATCTCGTCGTCCACCGCGGTGCTCGACGCGACGATGGCGCTCGCCGAGACCACCAGCGAGGACCTGCCGTATTTCGACGGCGACGACGTCGCGGCCGGGGCGAGATGGGACGGGCTGGGCGGCACGTCGACGTCGACGCTGCCCGCGCCCGCGCCGCCGTCGTCGTTCACCCCGGTGCCCGATGCCTACGAGCTGTACCAGTCGCTGGGGCCGTGGACGCTGGGCGACGAGGACACGGGGTGGACGCTGCTGCGCCTGTGCGACGCCTGGGCGCGCATGCTGCAGCCGGTCGACGACCTGGTGCGCGACACCAGCGACGGGCCGGGCTGGTCACAGGTCCTCGACGTCGACCGCTGCCCGACTGGTGTGCTGCCGTGGCTGGGGCAGTTCGTCGGCGTCGACGTCGACCGGTCGCTGACGGACGAGGCGCAGCGAGACCAGATCCGCGACCAGCAGGCCGAGGCCCGCGGCACCCCGGCGACGATCCTCGCCGTGGCCCGCGCCTACCTCGACCCCTCGGCGACGGTGCGCCTGATCGAACGAGACGGCGACCCTTACCGGCTCACCGTCAACGTGTTCTCCCAGGGCCTGATCGGCGAGACCTACAACGCCCTGCAGACCGCCTATCCGTCGATCGCCGCGTTCGAGGCCGCGTACCCGACCTACGACTCGCTGCCCTCGAGCGGAGGGGAGCTGGCGTCGGCCGTCGAGGCTGCGACGCCCGCGGGGCTGCTCGTGACCGTGAACACCGACGCGCACGCCACCTATGACGACGTGCAGACCTTCTACCCGACCCAGGCCGCGTTCCAGGCCGCGTTCGCGACCTGGGCTGACGTGGCTGCCTGGATACCGCCGAGCTGACAGCAGGAGCGCCGAGTGACCGCCACGACGACCCGCATGGTCTTGCCGTATCCCCAGGGGACGGACCCGAACAACTACCCCGGCCAGATGCAGTCGCTGGCTCAGGCGATCGACCCGATCGCGTCGATCTTCCTCCAAGGCACCTTCGCGTCGCGACCTGCAGCGGCGAAGGCGGGGCGGGTGTACTGCGCGACGGACACCCTCAACGTGTACTGGGACACCGGCACGGCCTGGATCCAGCTGAATCTGAACGCCGCCTCGGGGATCACCGCGAAAGGTGACCTGCTCGTCGGTTCGGGTGCCGGCGCGCTGAGCAGGATCGGTGTCGGCACGGACGGGCAGGCCCTGGTGTCGCTCGCCGCGGCGACCAACGGTGTGCAGTGGCAGTCGATGCTCGGCTTGCCGCTGGCGCTCACGGGCGCGGCGTCGGCGACCAGGTGGGTCGGTGGCACGACGGCGGGCCCGCCGTCGTCGGGCACGTTCGTCACCGGGGATTTCGTGATCGCGCAGAACGGTCGCGTGTGGATCTGCACCGCTGGGGGCTCGCCGGGGACCTGGCAGCAGGTCGGGGCGAACAATCCGACGTTCCGTCGTGAGGCCACGACCGCGCAGGCGATCACGAACAGCAGCACCACCTACACCGTGATCACGTTCAACATCGCGGCGTCGGAGGATCAGGACAACGGCTTCGCCGCGAGCTCCACGACGTACACGGTGGCGACACCGGGTGTGTGGGTGCTGGGCTACTCGGCGCCGTTGGTCACGCCGAACAACCTGGTGACGGGCTCAAGCGGACTGCTGAGCATGATCACGAAGAACGGTACGGGCATCCCCGGCACTGGTGACCAGTCGTCGTCGCTCGCCGGCACCACGCAGCTGTACGTCGGGCGGACCTGCGAGGCGCGGCTCGCGGCTGGAGACACGCTGGACCTGCGTCTGCTGCAGAACACCGGGGCGAACCGCAACACCTCGCCGAGCGTCGGATTCGGTGACGGCGTCGTGTTCTGGGGGCACTTTCAGCGCAGCTGAGCGCACTCCTGCGGGTGCGTGGCGAGCGTGCTCATCAGGAAGTTCCCGCCGTCGTGCACGACCTCCATGCGCTCCGTGGCGCCGCCGCGGCGCACGACCTCGACGAGGTCGGTGTCGCAGCGCGGGCAGGGCTCGCGTCGCATCAGCGACCAGGTTCCGAAGCACTCCACCAGCTCGGCGAGCGGCCGGTCCGCGAGCGGCAGGTTCGCGAGGCCCTGCAGCCGGTCGCGGGGCTCTCCAGCAGTCATGTCACAAACGATCGCACGATGAGGAGACAGAACGATGTCGTGGACGACCGTAGGGAGCCTGGTTGGCCCTCCAGGGCCACAGGGTGTGCAGGGCATTCAAGGCATTCAAGGTGTGCAGGGTGTGCCTGGTGAGGCTGGTGCTGGGGTCGAGATCGCGGGGCACGTCGCGACCTACCTGGATCTGCCTGACGACCTGACGTTGACCGACGCGGGCAACGGCTACCTCGTCGAAGCAGACGGACTGCTGTACGTGTGGTCGGGCACCGCGTTCCCCGCTAATGGCGCCGGCACCGAGTTCCGGGGACCTGCTGGTGCGCGCGGCGCGGGCTGGTTCTGGGGCTCAGGCGCACCGACGACCGTGTCCGGTTCGCAGATCGGAGACCTCTACCTCGACGTCACCACCGGCGACGTGTACACCAGTCAACCGGACTGATCGTGACGTGGGCACTGGTCGGTAACCTGATGGGGCCTCCTGGTGGTCCCGCGGCGGCACCAGCGCTGGTGCCCGCGTTGTCCCGCTCCACCGTGAACCCGAACCCCGGTTCGGGCAACGCCGGTCTGCAGCAGGGCCTCGGATCGACTGGGTTCGCGCTGGTCAGCACACTGCCCTCGGCTGAAGGCTCCAGGTATCTGCAGCTGCAGTACTGGAACGGGTACGTGCAGGCGATCGCCGGTAACAACGTCGGCGAGGTCAACGGGCCCAATCCCGTGACGATCCGGATGAGCCTGCTCTACCCCTCGGGTGCCTGGCAGCAGGTGGGCGGGTCGACGGCCTGGTCGTCGACGACCGCGTACGGGTCCGGGCAGATGGTCGTGTACGCGGGCCGGGTGTTCATGGGCAACATGAACAACACCACCCCAGGCACCCCGCCGACATCAGCACTGGGTTCGCAGTGGATCGAGTGCTTCCGCTACCTCGTGTCCTGGCCGGGGCAGGACGTCAAGCGCCGGATCGTGGTGTCACCGGGCGCCGTGGTCACCTCGGACCTGATCGACCTCGGCGACAACAACCGCATCCACAGCGGCTACTCCCCGTACTGCGGGATCACGACGACCGTCGAGACCGGCTCGTCGACGGGCTACTGGTGTCCTGGTGACGGCAGCGGGGTCCTGGACTTCGTGGTCAACCACACGGGCAGCATCCCCACGCCCGGTGGCACCTCGGACCCGGTGGACTCGGGTTTCAGCACGCAAACCTCCCTCGCAGCCGGAGCGAACGTGCCGCTGCCCGTGGTCGTCCTCGGCGACCAGGGCCACTCCCCCGGTCTGCTGCTGGGCGACTCGATCCTGCAGGGCTACGGCGACAGCAGGGCCATCGAGCAACTCGGGTGGGGTGCTCGCGCGACAGAGGCCTGGCCGTGGCGCAAAGCGGCGAAAGGCGGCGCGCAGGCATCCCAGTACACGAACTCCAACGCCTACCGGGCCACGCTGCTCGACGGCGCCGACTGGGTTGTCAGCAACTTCGGCATCAACGAGATCAACGCCGGTAAGAGCCTCGCCACGGTGCAGGGGGACCTCGCGGCGCTGTGGACGCAACTGGCGAACACAGGCAGGCGGGTCTGGCACTGCACTGTGCTGCCGTTCACCAGCTCGACGGACAACTGGGCGACGACAGCGAACCAGACCGCTCCAGCGTCGCCTGCCGGCGCGTGGGGTGGCGCCGGCATCTGGTGGCAGCTCAACAGATGGCTTCGCGACGGGGCGCCGCTGATCTACCACGGGACGACTCAGCGCGCCGGGGACAACGGGCACGCCCTGGCAGGTGTGCTCGACGTCGCGGCGAACGTCACCGACCCGGTGACCGGCTGGAAGTGGCGTCCTGGGTCTCTCACCCTCGACGGGGCGCACCCCAACGCCGCGGGGGCCGCGCTCGTCGCGGCCGGCGCGCGGCCGTGGATGGGCACGGTCGCACTCGGCAGAGACCTGTTCCCACCACCGGAGCAGGCACGCAGCCACGTCTCGGCGTGGACCCTGTCACCCGAGGCCGCGTCAGGGGCGCTGCTCGTCGCAGGCGGCACGATCTACGCGGCACGCATCCAGTGGCCGGGTGGCACCCTGTCGCAGCTGCACACCTGGATCAGCACCGCTGGCGGCACCCTCACCAGCGGGCAGTGCCTCATGGGCGTCTACACGGTCGACGGCGCGCTCCTCGGCGTCACGGCCTCTCAGCACACGGCGTGGTCGAGCACGGGCGACAAGATCGCCCCCCTGGTCTCGGCTGTGTGGGCGCCAGCGGGCGAGCTGTGGATCGCCTGGTTGGCGAACGGCACCACGAAACCCACGTTCGCCGCGTCACCCGCGGCCGCCGCGTTGAACGCCAACACGGGCGGCCAGTTCGCGCGGGCGGGCACGGTCGCGGCCGGCCAGACCTCGCTGCCGTCGACCCTGGCGTTCACCGCGATCACCGTCAGCACACAGGCCGTGTTCGGCGCCGCGTCATGACCCCCGAGGCGACCACCGCATCAGGAACCGAGGGAGCCGGGGTGATCAGCAACAAGCTGGTGACCGCTGTCGTGATCGCCGTGACAGCGGTATGGGCGATCACCTGCGTCGTGTCCATCGTGCTGCTCGTAGTCCGCGCCGACGCGGCCACCAACAGCCTGTTCCTACAGGTCAACGGGACGTTCGCGGCCATCGCAGGCGGGTCGATCGCCGCGGCGCTGAAACGGCGGAACAACGGTGACGGAGGTGATTCCTCGTGATCGTCGCCAGCTTCGTCGCCCAGATCATCGCCTACTCCGCGGCCTTCGGGTCGGCGGGATTCGTGCTGGTCAGAGCCGCCTTGTGGGTCATCGAACGAGTGGGGGACCAGTGAGCACCGAGAAGCCGTCAACCCGGGCGCCCAGGTGGATGCGTGTCCTCGGCGTCGTCGTGCTCGTCCTGGCGCTGATGTCCATCGTCGTCAACCTCGTGGCCGGGGTGCGCTACAACCAGCAGACCCGCCGCCTCGACGAGGCGATCGCCTGCCAGACCAGCTACAACCTCGCCATCTCCGAGTCACTGGCGCGGCGCGGGCAGAGCGCCGATCAGGAACGCGACCGCACCCAGGAGCGCGTTCAGGCAGAGATCCAGATGTGGCTGACGTTGCTCGCTATCACCCCGAAGAAACCCGGTGAGCAGACCCAGCAGACCCGCCAGCAAGGGATCGCCGCGCTCAACACCTACCTCTCGCGTGCGCAGGCCTACCTGCGGGCATCCCGGGCCGCGGGCGCGGTGCGCGTGGACAACCCCCTGCCCTCGACCTGTGGGAGACCGGCATGAGCGGCAGTGACGGCAAAACCTGGTCCTACCCCGTCAAAACCGATCACACCGGCAGGCCGGTGGTGCTCGACGTGCACGACGGCGACACGGTGAAGCTGCTGCTCGACGCGGGGTGCGACACCGGTATCTGGCCGTGGCTGCGACTCTCCGGGGCCGGCGCACCGGAGCTCACCGCACCGGGCGGGCCGGAGGCGACGGAGTGGATGGCCGAGCAGCTGCTGGGCGCCACGGAGATCACGGTCGTGGTGCACGGCCGGTCGTTCGCGCGCTGGCTGGCGTCCATCGCCGTCGACGGGGTCGAACTGTCGGACGCGCTGGTCGCCTCGGGGCACGGCACCTACCGGACGGGCGACGCGAAGGAGACCTGATGCCGATCTGGGGTGTCGACGTCCACCCGGTCTACCAGGCCGGTCTGGACATCGGGGCGCTACGCGGGGCCGGGGTCGACTTCCTGTCCTGCAAGGTCAGCGAGGGCACAACGGTATTCGACTCGCAGAACTGGCTGCGCCGCGGCAAGCAGGCCGGGTTGATCAGCGTGGGCTACCACTACCTGCGACCGGGTTCTGAGGACCAGCAGGCGCAGGTGTTCACCGGCCAGCTCGCGCAGGCCGGTGTGCCAGGGGTGATCGACGCCGAGGCGATCGACTCGCAGAGCCGCCCGACGCTGACCATCGCCGGTATCCGGGCGTTCCATCAGCGATGCCTCGCGCGCGGCGCGCGCATCCCGTTGATCTACCTGCCCCGGTGGTACTGGCAGGCGATGGGCAGCCCTGACCTGCGAGGGCTGCCGATGCTGTGGGCGTCGAGCTACCCGTCGAGCACCACCGGGTCGCCCGCGCAGCTGTACCAGAACGTCACCCCGTCCCGGTGGACCGCCTACGGCGGGCTGCCCGTGGCGGTCCTGCAGTTCTCCGAGCACGGGCGCGTCGCGGGCTACTCCCCTGTCGACGTCAACGCCTACCTCGGCACCTACGAGCAACTCGCGGGCCTGATCAACCCCGCTGCACCCGCACCCACCCCCACCCCGACCGCCACCAGGAGAGGTCTCAGGAAGATGCGCGAGATCCACCTGACCCACCCGCGCACCGCGACCGGCCGGGGCGACCTGACCGACCAGCTGACCATCGACCCCCTGGGCAGATCACTGGTCATGCCCGCGGGCTCCAGGGCGTGGCTCCAGTGGTCCGCGGCGTGCGTCCGTGACACCAAGGCCACCGCGAACGTGTGGTGGCTCGTCGAGATCCGCGCCGATGGCACCTCCTACGCGCACCCGCCGTTTCGTGTCGCACACGGCCAGTTCGGAATGTTCGAGCTGCAGCAGGGCACGGTCGCGGTGCAGGTCGGCGTCGAGGACATGGCACCTGGGTTCTCATTCGCCGCGCACCTCGACGGCATCGGTCACGCCTGACCGTCTCCACCCCCCTTCAGCGACTCGGAAAGGAGTCGAATGTCCACGCACGTCGAGCACCAGGTGGTGCCTGGTCGCAGGCTGGGGCGCCGGCCGCACGATCCGCAGCGGCGCACACTGAAGCTCGCGGACGTCCTCACCGGGGCAGTCCCTGCGCACCCGGTGAGCGTCGACCATTTCTCGAAGGTCACCGCCTGGGGGATGCTCGCCAACGACCAGTACGGCGACTGCGGGCCTGCGATGGCCTGGCACGACCGGGAACTGATCGGCCGGTACCTCAGCGGCAAGGAGGTCGAGCCGGATCTCGACGCCGTGCTCGACCTGTACCGGCGCGCAGGCAACCCAGGCTTCCCCACCGAGGACAACGGGGTCGTCCTCGCGGACATGCTCTCGGAGATCGAACACAACGGGCTCGGTGGCACGCGCTGCCTCGCATACGCGCAGGTCGACGTGACCAACCTCGACGAGGTGCGCGCCGCGGTCGCCATCTTCGGGTCGCTGCACCTCGGGGTGGATCTGCAGGTCGCGCAGCAGACGCAGACCGATCAGGGCGGGCCCTGGGACTACGAGCGCGGCTCAGACGACTGGGGCGGACACGCGGTCCTCGCCGGGTACTACACCTCGGATGAGCAGCCTGATCACGCCGACCTGTCGGTGATCACCTGGGGCGAGAGCATCGGCCTGACGGACGAGTTCTGGCGGTCGCAGGTGCAGGAGGCCTGGGTGGTCATCTGGCCTGAGCATCTCGGGTCGGTGGCCTTCCTGCAGGGGGTGGATCTCGCCGCCCTGGGAGCGGCGTTCACGGCTCTGACCGGCCGCCCGTTTCCCCTGGTCAACCCCGCGCCCGAGCCTCCCGCGCCGGATCCTGAACCAGATCCGGTCCCTGACGATCCTGTGGTGGACGCGGCTGATGTCCGCCTGGCGGCAGTGGCGAAGCACTTCCTGAGGCACCCGCACACCCATGACGTCGACGTGCTGGCGACGGGCCTGCGTTCCTGGGTGCACGACAAAGGACTCGGATGAGGCTCGTCGAGCACGACGGACGGGGGTTCGCGTCGTCCGCCCCGCTGGCCGTCTCCCAGGTGGACGCCACGACGTGGGAGACCACGGCAGAGCTGGTGTACCAGGGCACGTGGCAGACGCTTCGGGTGCCGGTGGGGTCGCGGACGGACTTCGCCAGCGCGCCGCTGCTGGTGCGCTGGTTCGTCGACGTCGTCACCGGGGCGCCCGCGGCGGTGCTGCACGACTGGTGTTGGCGCTACGCCATCCCCGCGGGGCTCATGGAGTACCGGGAGGCCGATGGGCTGCTCAGGCAGGCCCTCGGCACGGTGGGTGTGCCCACGGTCAAGCGCTGGGCGATGTGGGCCGGGGTACGGTGGGGGTCGCTGCTCACCAGACGAAACGGGTGGCGCGGATGGTGGAAAGACGCGCCGGCTGTGCTCGGCGTGAGCCTCGCTCTCATACCTATCGTCACGGTGCCGCTGGTCGTTACGGCCCCGTTCTACGGCCTGTACCGGATCGTTGAGGCGATCACACCATGATCAACTTTTGGAGCGGTTGACGTGCGACTGACCCTGTGGCTGATGGTCCTGTGGCTGCTGCTGATCCTCGTCGGGTTCCTCGTCGACGCGCTGGCCTGGCTCGCGGTCGTCGGGAGCGTGCTGCTCGTGATCACCAGCCTGTACGGGGCGCTGTGGGCCACCTCGTGACTCAGGCGACACCCCGGACAGCGAGCATGTCGCGGCGGGCGATCTCGCGACGGGCCTCCCACTTGGTCACCAGGTGCAGCGCCAGGAGATAGCCGTCGACGTAGGTGTAGTCGGCCTGCGGCTTCAACGGCCGGCAGGAGTCGGCCTGCATCTCGCGGTACGACTTCGAGGTGCACGACCGGCATCGGCCCCGGGTGGCCCACACCGTCGCGCTGACGAACTGCGTCGGAGCAGGCCCGTAATCCCAGCTGTGCCCGTAGCCGCGGCACTGCAGCCACTCGCGTGGAATGTCCTGCAGGGAGAGGTCCTGACCGGGCCTGGATAGCAGGGCTCGGACGTGCGCGACGGTGGGCTCGGCCACGGGTGTCTCCTGGTGATGTCCTGGGTGGTGGTGATCGCGCGCACGCTACCCGAATAGCCCTATCCGAGATCGTCAACTACCGGGAGAGACCTGGTTCTCTCCCCCTGACCGTCGCACACAACGGCCCCCCGGTTTCCCTCCTCGTGAGGGGAAGCGGGGGGCCGTTTTTGTGTGTCCGGGGGACGTCAGCTGGCGATGCGGTTCCCCCTGGGCTGCTGCTGCAGCTCACGGGCCGCGAGGAGCTGAAGTGGCTGGTAGAGCGACTGGAAGGCAGTCCGGTCGGCGGGAATCCACGGGCCTCTGTGACCATCGGGGGGAATGTGCCCAGGCCTGCGGAGTTCTCCCAGGACCTTCTTCGCGGATTCCCCCGCTGCCCGCAGGTCATCGGGGGAAGCGTTCTCCCCCACCAGCATGCCGCCGAGGCGGGAGCTGTTCGGCCACTCTTCCCCCTCGGCGATCATGTCGTGTGCGACCAGTCCGAGGAGGATCGCGCGAGTGCGCTGCGACTTGGACTCGGTGGGCACGGTGCCGAGGTCGCGCTGCGGGCGGTGCGCGCCGCCACTGCTGGCGGGCTGGGTCTGCTCGCGGGTGGCGCGGCGCGAGGCCGCGGCCGCGGCCTTGCGCTCAGCCTCGGCGCGCTGCTCGGCGGCAGCGGCCTGGCGGCTGACGCTGTGGACGAGGTTGTCGAGGAGCACGCCGAGTCGCAGGCTCATCGCGAGCTTGGCGACCGCGGGAGCGTTGCGCACCTGCACCAGCTTGATCTCGGACTCGGCGGCTCTGGCCTTGGCGTTCAGTCGTTCCGTCTCGGCATCACGGTCGGCCTGGCGGTCAGCGGCCTCCTGCGCGAGCGCAGCCTTGCGTTCGTCGAGGTCCTGGTCGACCAGGGCCTGCGCGGCGTCCTTGATCTCCTGGTTCAGCGCCGCCAGTTCGACCTTCAACTCGTCGATGATCGCGGAGAATCCCCGGAGTGCCCGCGGGCCTGCGATGCCCAGGAGCAGCACCAGACCTGGCGCGAGGGAGTGCGTGAAGACTCCTGCGACAGCGCCGTTGGGGCCGGGGTGCGCCACAGCGGGCCACACGTTCATGACCCAGGTCATGCCCCCGGCGAATATCTCCGCGGCGATCAGGGAGGGTTCGTGGCGGCCTTTGCGGGCGAGCGCGGACTCCAGGACGATCGCGATGACCAGCCCGAGGGAGGCCATCGGGTCGAGCAGCCAGGACACCAGCCACATCAGGGTGTCCTGCATGCTGGCGAGGTCGGTACGCATGGACGGCTGGTGGCCGGCGCTGGCGAACACCTGCACGTTCACGGTGGTCGAGATCAGCGCGAGTACCCCGATGATGATGCCGCCGTAGCGCGCGAACATGCGGATCTTCTCGTACCAGGTGATCTCGGCGAGGACGTCTGCCGGCGTGCGCTCAGTGCGCTCGTCGGTGTCCTTCGCGGGAGCGTCGCTGGCGACGGCCTGGCGCATCCGGCCGAGCACGCCAGGCGGCCTGGTGGTGGTCACGTGGTGACTCATGTGCGACCACCGCCTTCGATCCGCGCGATCGCGCGCCGGTTGCGGGAGCGGACGCCGCCATAGGTCATGGTCAGCGTGTCCGCGATGGTGTCCCAGATGACGGGGGCCGTCTCGTCACCTGTGTCCATAACCCGCTCGGGGTGGCGGGCGTAGTACACGAAATCGGTCAGCTGGGTGTCGGCGTAGTGCTCGAAGTGACGGAAGCCGAGGGCCCGCTGCAGTGGAGTGAGGCCGCGGTTCGCAGCGTAGGCACGCATGTGGGTGAGGATCTGCTGCGCGTCCTCGTCGGGCTCGTTCTCGGGGGGCAGCAGGTTCCTGCGCAGTGGCTGGTCGGGTTGATCGGACATGAGGGATGGCTCCTGGGGGCGGTCCTGGGGTTGGTCGACCCGGCACGGTAACGCCGCCATTGTTCTTGGGGCGGCAGGTGGGGGCTGACACGCCATAGAGATCACCCGTAGGACGATATGGCCCTAGGTGGTTGTGAGCCTAGGGGGACAGGCTTACCCTCGATCGTATGGCGACGACGTGCACAGCAGGAGAGATCGCCCTCGCGCTCGACCAGGCGAAGGCGCTGGAGCAGGCGGCGGCGAATCTGCGCGCTCGCCTGGAGCAGGCTCAACAGCTGACCGAGTCCCTTCAGGGGGCGGTCAGCGCCGCGATCACGCTCGCCGGCAACGCCGCGGGCATCGCGTACACCACGCGCACAAGACTGGTGTCGCTTCGCGCGGAGCTGGACGCCGCCGAGGCGGCGGCGGAGCCGGTCGCGATTCCCGCCTAGAGCGCGGTCGTGAACCGCAGGCGCGCGCCGTCTGCCGGCAGCACGACCTTGGAGTACTCCACCGGCTTGCCGCCTGCGACGAAGATCCGGTCGATGACGATGACCTTTCCTGTGGGCAGCTCCAGGTCGACGCGTTCGTCGACGATCGGGGTCCGGGTGGACACCCACTCGATGACCTTGTCGAACTCCTCGATGCCGAGGCTCCACAGCTCTGCCAGCGTGCCGCCAGGCCAGGGCTGATTCGTCGGGTCGGCGACCGCTGAGCCTCGCACCAGGTCCAGTGCCATCACCGAGGTCTGCAGCTGCTTCGGGTGGCCGCTGATTTGCTTGATCATGTAGCGGCGCAGCACGAGGCTGTCCTCGGGGACTCCCAGGTGCTGGGCTTCCTCGGCGGTCGCGGTGTCTTCCTGATAGTCGGGGACGATCTCGTAGCTCTGCCAGTCCGCGCCGAAGTCACTGGTGAACGCGCTGGCGAGTGGATGCCGCCCGCCGCCGCGCAGGATCGCCAGCTCGTCGCGGTATCTGGCCTCGCTGATGTCGCGGACGGGTGTCTCCGCCTTGACTCGCGCGGGCACACCGGAGCGCTTGACGATCAACTCCTCATGGACCAGCAGGTCGGTGCCGCGGCGCACCGCGGCCCGTCCTACACCGGTCGCTTCAATGAGATCACTCTCCGAGGGGAGCGCCTCCCCTGGTCTCAGTGCCCCTGTGTTGATCGCGTCCCGCAGGAAGGTGGCGATCTGCTGGTGCGGAGGCGTGGCGAGGGAGTGGTTTACGCGACAGTGCGTCAGATCCAGTGGCATGCACCCCAGGGTACCGCCGGGTAGGCGCCTGTGTCCCTGTTGACCTAGGCGCCTAGGTGCGGCTACCGTCTGCGACAGGGTTGCTGAGAACAGCACCCACCGCCGCCCGGTCCATCGCGGCGAAGAGGACCCCCATCTCTTCGCCGCAGCGCCCTCCCTGCGTGATCCCGGACCGGGCGGCGGTCACCTCTTCCGTAGCCCGGAGGCCTGTTGTGTCGGTGCCTGATTACCTCGCCCCGGAGCGAGTCGTCGGCGATCTGAACACCTCGGATCTCGGCACGCTCGCGTTCCAGGTCGCGGTGATGACTGCGATCGACGCCTCCCTGCCGAGGCGGATCGCGGCAGCGAAAGACAACGCCTCGTGGAACACGCTGAGCCGGATTACCGGGCTGCCTATCGGCGCACTGCGCTACCGGGCCGGTCAGATCAAGAACCCCGCCGCCGAGCCCTCCAGCGGGGAGACGGCGGGCTCCTCATGACCACCACCACAGCGACGCGCCGGCCGGGATTCGCTGCCCGGTCGAGGCGGGAGTGTCCCCCCAGAACGGCCGGGTTCTCCCGGTCACTGGCTCCCGCCCGCGGTGTCGCAACTGGCGGGAACCTCCCTCCTCTCTGCGGGGGAGGTTCCCGCCAGATCTCCCGTCTGATTCCCGGTCAGGTTCCCTGCCGTCTTCCCGCTGTCGTCTCCCTCCCGCTTCCCCCGCAGCGGCGGGGAGACGACAGCGGCATCCCGATCCCGGGAAGGCGCACAGCCCCGCGTCGGGCCTGCGCTTTCCCGGTTCCATCCCCCCACCACAGGGAGCCGGGACTCCCGGCAGCGGCGACCTGCCGCTGCCGGGAGCAACGGCAGTCCAGTGCGGGAAGCCGCGCACCTGTGGGCGGGGAGAACACGACTTCCTCTCCCTGGTTCGAGCCGGGAGAGGCCCACCTGATCCGAGGGGAAATCCGGCCATGCACGTGACCGCGACCGCACCCGCTTTAGCGCTGCTCACCCGGTGGCGCGAGTACCGCCGTCTGATGCGGGTCAGCAGCGACCATCACAGCCTCACGGGGATCGCCGGGCGAAGGCTCGACGACTACAGGCGTGCGGTGTTCGACGGCGCGCAGCGGGGCGAGCTGGCGGCTGTCTTACACGCGATCGGCGGCCTCCTGGAAGCGCAGGCCTACACCGCCACGCACCGTGCCGAGGGCTACCGGCTGTCCGGTGTGCTCGCCCATGAGGTCGCGTACGCCGCGGGCGACGACGAATGGCGCGGGCCTCGCTCACTGGACTGCCACCGTGGCCCGGTCGGCAGGGCGCTGGGGATGCTGCACCTCGCCTACAGGGGCTGGGCGCCGAGTCCTCGCGGGGACCTCGGCGAGCCCGAACCGCCTGTGCCTGTGGCTGTGCGCCTCGCCGAGCTGCGCGACGTCCTCGTCACCGATTCCGCTGGCCCCGCGTGGGACGGCACCGAGTTGCTCCTGGCACTGGAGCGGATCCATAACGACCACGAGCTCCACGGAAGGAGGTAGTCATGGCCGGGACTGTCACGGTCAGCGTGTTCGGGCTGTTCACTTTCATACTCGCGGTCTTCTCCGGTTGGGCGCTGTTCCGTCACGTCAGGTGGACGTGGGGTGTCTGCCTGATCGTCTTCGGCATCCTGCTGGCCGGGACGAGTGTCGGCATCGCCGCGAAGGCAGGGCTGGGAATCGTCGGCCACGCCGGGGCCACCACCGCTAACTGGGTGGGACCGGAGAAGAAATGAGCACCAAGACCGAGGAGACCAAGGAGAGCGCACCAGACCCGTTCGGTGCGCCAGACCCGCCTGCCCCCGGTGACGAGTCCAAGGCCAAGAAGGACGACAAGGACACCGGGCTGCCGTCCACGGGCATGCCCGTGGTGCGGTTCGCCCTGGTCATTCTGGGTCTGCTCGCATTCCTCGTGTTCCTCCTGGTGTGGATGGTCGCGGGACCGGCGTGGGCGGTCCTCGTCCTCCTCGGCGGCCTCGCGTTCGCGGTCATGGGAGTCGTCGCTCGCGTCCTGAACAAGCGCGACGCCAAAGCCGCCGAGGAGAAGGCCGGCAAGAAGGGCGAGGCCGGCAAGAAGCGGACCAGCGGCAAGGTCGGTAAGCGCCCCCGCGACGGCCAGGCCCGCGAGAGCGTCTGGTCTCGCTGGCGCAACCGGGGCTCGGCAGGTCGCGGGACTGGGCGTGGCGCCGGTCCGCGTGGTCGCGGTCCTGGCGGTGGTGCTGGACGCGGTAGGGCGCCTGGCGCTCAGGGCGGGCTCCGGAATGCGTTCAGGCGCGGCGGCCGCGACGGCAGCACGCGACAGCAGCGTCGCGCGGCCGCGCAGGCGGCCGGCAAGCAGACACTGGGAGGTCGGGCACGCGCGGCGCTGGGCCGCAATCCCGGTGGCAAGCAAGCCGGTCAGACCAAGCCGTCGACCGCGAAGTCACCAGCCGGGGGCAAGCAGCCAGGCCGGGTCAGGTCTGCGTGGTCGACCTGGCGCAATAACCGCAAGAACCGCGGCAACGGCGGCCCGACGTCGAAGCCGAACCGCAACTCTTCCAGCTCGCCCTCGAGTGGAAGGCCGGGTAGCGGCAACAACTCGTCGTCGAACGGCGGCGGCCCCAAGAAGCGGCAGAAGAACCGCGGCAAGAAGCGCAAGCAGATCGGCGAGTGGTGGGACTGGTGGACCGAGCGCGGCGAGCGTGACCCCGCCGCCTCCGGTGACAAGAAGCGGAAGAAGCCCAAGAACGGCAAGGACGCCGACAGCGGCAACTCCGCAGGCGATGACACCAAGGACCCGAACGGCACCGCGGAGAAGCTCGACAAGACGGCGTGGTGGCGGAAGAAGAACAACAAGAAGAAGCTGCCGGATCTCGACGTCGACGACGCCGGTTTCCCCAGCGCCACGCCAACGGCGACTGGCAAGAAGCGCCGGCTGAAACGACCCGACTGGTCCCGCCGCAAGGGCAAGGACGCCGACGCCGCGCCGGGTCCTGTCGAGGTCGACGACCACGGCTGGCCGACGACCATGACCGGCCGCGCGACCACCGCGTCCGCGCCCGCGTCGCCGCGGTACAGCGATGACTGGCCCGCCAGCCCGCCGCCGCGCCAACGACCAGCACCAACCCCCCGAGGAAACCTCAGCACGAAGGGACGTACCGCAGTGTCCACACCAGTCGATGTGCAGAGCGGCTATGCAGGTCAGCCGCAGGAGTCCACCAAGGCGTCGAAGATCGCGACGCTGAGCGCGTCGCGAGACATCGCCGCGGCCAACGCAGCCGAGCGCTACGAGATCGCAGCCGGTCTGCAGGCCGAAGGACAGCAGCTCCTGGAATCCGACGACCCGAGTGACCACGAGTCGGGTGAGGGGATGCTCGCCGAAGCCGAGCGCGTGCTCAACGACGGAGACGGCTACGACGCGCAGTCCCAGGTCTACGCCGAGGCGGTCGAAGTCCTCGCCAATTAACCCTTGCGGTCCGACAACCCACCCTGAGAGAGGAGGCACGACGCGGTGACGGCGATCAGCTACAAGGTGTTCTGGTCGGCGATGGGGTCGCTCCTGTCGGCGGCTACCGCTGTGCTGAGCGCCGCCCTGCAGGTCTCCCTGCTGGTCAGCATCCCCGTGACAGTCGCGGCCGCGGCGGCGTTCGTCGTCGCGGCAGCGAAGGTCGTGCGCTTCGGGCAGATGTTCGCGCAGCTCAGGGACGACGCGCGGCGGCAGATCACGCGCTGGATCGGTGTCGCGGCGGGCGCGTACTCGCTGTGGGCGGTCGCGGCACAGCTGCGACCGGATCTGTGGCCTGGACTGACCTTGACCCTGGTCCTGCTGGGCTTCGCGGTGTACGGCGGGGCGAGGTGGAACGAGTACCTGCTCACGCAGCTTCGCCCCGCCGAGGCCCGCAGGGGCATCGTCGCAGCCGCTGGCGAACTGACCGCTGACAAGGAGCCGCAGCCAGGGGACGCCAACGCCGAGCGCAAGGTCAAGCTCGCGCTGGAACGCTCGAACTACTCCTGGCTGACGGTCGTCTCGGTGGAGCAGCTGATTGAGCGCTCGGCCGCGTTCGGGGTGCGGGTCATGGTGCAGGTGCCGAGCTGGAAGGCGCTCACCGATGACACCGCGACGAGTAAGGGCACCGGCAAGAAGGCTGGGACGTCGCTGACCGGGCCCGCGTCGGTGGAGGCCATCGCGATCGCGCTGCGCGAGGTCCTGGGCATTCGGATCGCGACGAACTGGGTGACCATCACCAAGCTCCAGGACGCCGGCCTTTACCAGATCACCGCCACGTTCCAGGACATGATGGCGCGGGTCTTCCCGTTCGTCGACGACCTGACCTGGACGTCGGTCGAGACCCCGGCACTGATCGGTTTCGGAGAGGATCTGCAGGAGTACTACAACCGGCTCGATCAGATGGGCCAGTACACCGGCCAGACGCTGTCCGGGAAGACGTCACTGATCAACAACCACTGGGCTCACCTGCTGCGCTGCCGGGACGCAGTGGTGTTCGTCGCCGGGGTCGAGAAGGTCTACGAGACCATGTCTGGCTGGCTGGAGCCCTACAAGGACAAGGACGTTCCCCACCGCTTCGGCTGGATCGTCAACGGCATGGACGACCTGCTCGACATGCTTGTGGGGCTGATGACGCTCGCGCGGTGGCGGCAGTCCCGGCCGCTGGCGGAACGGCGCAAGCGCAAGACCATCGTCCTGTACATCGACGAGGCCGCGTTCGCCCTGCAGGACAACCGGGTGGGCTACTACAGGAACAACCCTCATACCGCGTCGCAGCTGGTCGCGATGCTCAGGCGTGGCGCTGGTTCCGCCCGGATCTTCATCAAGTTGATCAACCAGCGCTCGACGATCCCGAACTGGGGTTCCGCAGGCGGGGACATCATCGCGAACGCCGCCGAGGTGTGCGCGTTCATGTCGCAGGACTGGCACGAGATCGGGCGCACGATGCACGACTTCCGCGCCACTCAGCCCACGCACAAGGGTGAGTACCAGTGCAAGCCCGGTGACGGCCGGCCAGTGGTGCGGTTGAAGGCCCCGTACATCCAGGAGGACGACCCGCAGCGCGACGTGCTGTACGACGACGGGCCGCTGGTCAGCGACGTGTCCTGGGCGCGGCGCATGTTCCATCACGAGCTGGACGCCGAGGAGCAGGCGATCCTGGCGTCGGTGTCGCGCTACAAGCAGCGGCACACGCACATGAGCGACCGGTTCTACTCCTACCTGGCCGCTGAGGATGAGTTCCTCGTCGCCGAGCCTGCCGGGGGAGCGGCTACGGCCAGCGCGCCGAGATCGGCTGCGGGCGGCACTGTGCAGGCGGCAGTCGCCAGCGCGCTGGAGGACGTTCGCCGGATCGTCGCGGGCGAGGGCGCCACGGCTGCCCCTGTGGGCACGGCGGTGGCGACGCTCGAAGGACACAAGCCTCGGCACCTTCGTATCCACGCGATCCTCGCCGCCGCGGACAGGCCGCTGAGCGTGGACGAGATCGAAGCCGGGTTGCGCGCGGCCGGGGACACCACCGTGACCACGCAGCTTGTCCGCAACGGCCTGGCCCGGTTGAAGAACGACGACCAGGCCGACAACGCGGAGCGAGGGCTCTATGTGGCCCTCTGATCCGTCACGGAGCGTCACGGGAATGGATATAACAACCAAACAAACAAACAAACACATAGCCGGAGGGGTGGGTCCGTGCTGGTCGCCCCCCACACATGCCGCGGGTGTGTGTTTGTTTGTTTGGTTACTCCCAGTGAGGGGACACGATGAACTACCGCAGTGATTGCGAGATCCGTATCCAGCGGCTCGGGGTCGCGGTACGCGAGGAGAAGCTCTGGCGTGACGCCGCCGCTCCCGACAGCGCGGACCACGCGCTGAGTCAGCGACGGATCGACACCCTGAGCGCCGAGCGGATGCGCATCCTGAGCAACCTGGAGACGGTCGGCGCGCTGGACAGTGCGCTGGAGCGGCAGCTGAGAGTGATGCGGGACGCGGACAACGCGAGGGCTCACGCGGCCGATCCGTGGCCTCAGATCGCGGGGATCGCGGGTGCACTGGCCGGCGTCCTGATCCTGGTGTGCCTGATCAGGGTGTTCAGCTGGGTGCTGCCCGTGTCCGCGGTGCTGCTCACGGCGGCGACGCTGTACTCGGTGTGGCGCATCCCTGAGCTGCGTCGCGCGGCGAACGCCAAGGTCGATGCCGCGGAAGCCAAGTACCAGGGGCTGGAGAACGAACTGTTGAAGCTGATGCCTGCGGAGACCCTGCCGCTGGAGGTCAGTCTCGACGACAACACACCTGTCGCCGCGTTGCCGAGCTACGTGTGAACGCGCTCATGGAAGAGGGCCTGCCGGGTGCAACCGGCAGGCCCTCTTCACGTGGCGGGTCAGGACGCGAGGCGCACTACCGCGTCGTTCTCGTCGAGCTGGAAGTAGCTGGGGAACCCGCAGTCGTCGAAGAGGAGCGTCGGGTCGGCCTCGGTGACGGGCGCGGGAATGGCGACGTCGACGGCGAGACCGGCAGCGGCGCTGGACAGATCCTCGATCGCAGTGGTCATGCGGCGATGGTGACACATTCGGTGTCGTTTGTGCGCGGTTTCGCTGGAAAAGGTCGGTGATCTGACATGGAAGCACCACGTCACATCGCGTTCTCGCATGGCTTGTGCACCTGGACGGCGTACGCGCTCGGGCTGCCGGATGTCGCCGTGTTGGCGTTCGGGGTCGTCGGCGGCGGCGCCGGGGCGGCCAACGACCTGGACCATCCCTCGGCGGCCGCGTCGCGGGTCCTCGGGTCGGGGTCGAGGTCGCTGCACAGCGGGGTCGTGGGGTTCTCGGAGGTGGTGTACGACGCGACCCGCGGGCCTGGTGACCCTGAGGACCGGGGGCAGCATCGGATGGCGACGCACGCGATTCCTGTGCTGGTGCTGCTCGGGTTGCCGCTGCTCCTGGTGGCGCCGTATGTGGCGGGGTGGGTGGGGCGATTAATCGCGCGGCAGGAAGGCGCGAGCGAGGCGGTGGCGTCGCTGTGGTTCGAGGCGGGCACGGTCGCGCTGCTCGTGGCGTTCTGCCTGCTCCTGGTGATCGATCGTCTCGGCTGGCGGGTGCTGTGGCCGGTGGGGCTGTCGCTGACCCTGATCCACGCCTGGGGGTACGTGCTGACGTTCCTGGGTTTGGTGCCGGTCGGCGCCGGCAGGTTTCAGGTGCCGCTGACCGGTGAGCACTGGGCAGGGGTGCTGGCGGGCTGGGGGCATCAGATGGTCGCGTTCGCGCCCTGGATCGCCGTCGCGGCACTGGTGGGGATGCTCGGGCACTGTGTCGCGGACTTCCTGACGGAGTACGGGCTGTGCATCCTCGCCCCGTTCTACGTCAAGCACCGGGGCACGGAGGACGAGGAACGCTGGGTGCGCATCCAGCTGCCCAAGGCGATCGCCATCAAGACCGGGCATTTCTTCGAGCGGACGGTCGTCGGGTTCGTGCTGCAGGTGCATTCGGTGCTGGTCATGCCTGGTGTGTGGCAGGTGGTGCGGCCGTTGGTCGTCGCCCTGGCCGCGGGGCTCTGGCACCTGGCGGCGGGCTGAGCATCAAATAGCCGTCACAACGCAGCTGGCACCCGACGTCATGTCGGGTGCCAGCTGCGTTTCTGTCGTCGGTGCTCAGGTGTCGAGTTCGTCCAGCTTGCGGAGCATCGCTGCGAGGGCGTCGCCGATGTAGATCTGGCCGAGCGCGACGGCGGCAGTGGCGTAGCGCAGCCGCACTTCCTCCTCGACGTAGTCGCCGTTCTGGGCTTCGTTCGCCAGGTCCAGGGCCCTGGTGCGGCTTGTCTGGTCGATCTGCGTGTACTTGACGTGGGTCTCTTCGGTGATGGGCATCTTGGGCATTGTGGTGATCTCCTCGGGTGTTGTCGGGTGGTGCGCTGTCAGGCGTTGCGGTCGGTGGACTCGTAGTCGCACTTGGAGCAGCCGAAGACGTTGCGATCGGCCGAGAACCGGCGTTCGGCCCATCCGCAGTTCGGGCAGTCGGCGTCGATGCAGAACCACAGCTCGGCAGTGCCGATGGCCTCGAACCGCTCACGGGCGGCACGGAGCAGGTCAGGCCAGCGCTCGCTGAGGTCCTTGGCGATCTGCTCGTCGGTGACGTCCTCGTCACTGAGTTCGCTCAGGTCGTCGGCCAGCAGCACCCGGATCTGCCTGCCTGAGCCGTCGTGTAGCGGGTCTGGCTCGTCGTAGCGCACGGAGCTGCGCACCTCGGGGGCGCCTTCAGTGGTGGCGACGATGATGCCCTGGTTGACAGATCGGCAGTGGCGGATCATGTCGGCGGTGATGGTCACGGCGGATCTCCGGCTTCTCGTGGTGTGGGCGGGCCTTATGAGTGCTGCGCGGTGTTGTCATGGGCCATCTCGGCGAGGCGTCGTCGCACCTGCGCCGGGAAGATTCGGCCGGCGTCGATCAGGCTTTTCGCCCGCTGGCGTGGGTCGCCGTGTTCGCCCATGCGGGTCAGTGCGTCGGCCAGCGCGTCGGCGTCGCCCTTGTCGAGGGCGCTTTCGGCGTCGGCGTGGGCGCGGGTCATCACGTCGGGTTCGATCGGTGCGGGCGCGTCGAGCAGCGGCGCGGTGTGCCGGTCGACGATCTGCTGCCGTTCCTCGACGCTGGTCGCGCTTGCCAGCTCGGCGAGGGCGACGTCGACGACCAGGGCGGGGGTGTCGGGCGACATGCCGGGGATGGTTCTCGCGGTCTGGGTGTCGACGATGACCCATGTGCGGCCGTTGTTGATCGCGGCGTACTCGCTGCGGGGTGATGCGTGAACATCGGCCTGCGGGGCGAGGAACCGGGAGAGCATGTTCATGGTGGTCATCGCGACGACGCCGGCATGGAGGTCACCCCAGCCTGATTTGCCGCGGGTGTCGAGCGTGGCGTACTTCCGGTACAGGTCGGTGATGCGCTCGATGGCGCGCTCCGCACGGTCCTGAGCGTTGACGCGGTCGAACAGGTCGGGGTTGGCGAAGTACTCGCGAATCTGTGCTTGTTCGGCGGCCTCTCGGGTCGCGTGGCCGAAGGAGTAGCCGCGCGGGCCCCACGATGCCCAGGACTCGCCTGTCTGGTCGCCGTCGTTGTGTCCCCAGCCCTCGATCTGGTGGGCGGGGTTGTAACTGCAGGGGTAGACGCCGCCGATCTGCTGGCCGTCGACGAGGATCAGCGACTCCTCGATGCCGCCTTCGTAGCCGGCGTAGCGCCAGGTGCGGGTGACGGCGCCTGTGCGGAGGTTGGCTGGGGCGCTTGGCTGGGTGGTGGCCATTGTCGGATCTCCTCAGCTTCGTTATCGACACTCGTAATACTGCAGCACACGGGGCCACAGTGTCAAGTCATTTGACATGTCAGGTAACTTGACACTAGTGTGGGGGCATGAGCGAATCTGACAGCCGCCGCGAACGGGCCCTCGCCAGCCTGCGCGACCTCGCCGAGACCGCCAGCGCGGCCGCGCCGTCCCGCACCTACCTTGTGCACCAGGCCCACGTGAACGGCGCCAGCAAAGCCGAACTCGCCCGCGCAGCCGGTGTCAGCCGCCAGACCATCTACGACGACCTGGCCCATTACGGCGTCGAGGTCGCCGAGGACCTGAGAGCGCGCCTCGCGCTCTGGACCGAGGACGTCACTCAGGCCGGATCCCACGGCGACAGCACATGCGCCGGCTTCCTCGCCAGCGGCTACCGCCGCGTCTGGGTCCGCGAGTACCCCGAGCCCGTCACCTTCGACACACCCAATGGCACCACAGCGCAGGTCGCCAAGGTTGAGATCGAGATGTTCCTGCGGGTCATGGACGGCCGGGTCGAGGGCGCATGGTCCCGCACGCTCTACGGCCCAACGGGCGACGTCCTCTTCGACTCCAATCACGTACCGCTGACCCATGAGAGCACCGACATCACCCACATCGTCGGCGAGGCCCGCACGAAGGACGGACTGAGCATCGAGCAGGCCATCAACCAGGTCGTCAGCGCTCGCGCCAAGTGCGTGACGCTGGCCGACCTACACGCTTCCTACCGCCCGCACTGGATCTGAGGAGATCACTGACATGGCACTGCCTAAGTGGATGCAGCAGAACGCCGCCGCGGATGCACACACCGCCGAGATGCAGCGGTTCAACAGCGACCCAGCCAATCGGACCAGCTACACCGCTGAGGAGTGGCAGGCCAAGCTGGATGCGGAGATGCCGGCTGCTGGGTACCAGAAGACGCACACCGGATGGTCCCCGCGGGGAGACGCTGATCATGCCTGATACGCCACGCACTGGACCTGAGGAGATCACCGTGACCGGCCACCCCGCACCGGGCAGCACGATGCTGCGACACGTCGTCAGCTCCGGGAGCATCGTCGACGTCGACCAGGGCACATCCGATCTGATCAGAGACATGGTCGACGCCGAGCGCCGTCCTGAGCGCCAGACCTACACCCTGAACGCTGACGGGCAGACGGTGTGCCGTTTCGCCGTGCTGCGCTACCCCGATCCGCAGACCGCGGAAGATCGGTGGGCGGTGCTGTCAGAAGACGCCGCGGGGTTCGAAGTCGAGGACACCGCCGATCACGACGAGGCCGCCGCGCGCTACGAGTACATCGTCCGCGACCAGTCCGAGGACGGCCGCTACCCGTACACCGTCACCGACGTCGCCGGCATCCCGTCGGAGGAGAACTCCTGACGACATGCGGCGGCCCCCGTGCTCCTTGGAGCTCGGGGGCCGTTTCGCTGTGTCGCGTCCCTTGAATCAGATGGTGGCGCCGTCCTTCTGGAGCTCAACCCGGACGATGTTGCCGATGTGCGTGCTCGCTGAGGTGCGGAGCAGTTCCCGCACGTAACGCTTGACGTCGTCCGGACCGGGGAAGCTGGCCTTCCGTGCTGTGACGACGAGGCCGACCACAACCTCGCTGGTCGCGTCGAAGTCAGTGTCGGCGTCTGGCGGCGGGTCCTCGGAGCGGTGCACGGGGTCGTCGGGTGAGAACGCCTGGGTGGTTTCGGCTGCAGCAGCGGTCATAGCGTGATCTCCGTTCGAGACTGGGGTGGGTCAGTCACTCTTGCGGGTGATCGCATAGGTTGCCGATCACAGGTGGGATCCGCAACCCCGGCGCCTGTCAGGTTTCGCTCGGGGAGTCCTCGGTCGGGGAGATCGCGTCGGCCAGGGCCGTCGCCGCGGCGGTGACGTCGCCGCCGTCGTTGATCGCCTGCCGTAGGTCCTCGATCAAGCCGAGTACGAGACTCCTCGCCGGCTCCGTGAAGCCGTCGCTGACCGCCGCCAGGGCGCCGGGGATGGACTGCTGCACAGTGGGCTCGGCGGCGGCCGTGACGTACGGGGCGAGGATGCGGGCAGCGTTGCGGACTGAGATGCCGGCGTTGTCCAGCTCGCTGCGCAGGTCGTCGCTGTCGTTCGCGCTGAATCGGTCTCTGAAGGCCATCTCCTCGACGCGTACGACAGCGCGTGTCGCTGCACTGATCGCTCCGTCTGCAACGTCGACATGGTCACTCAGCGCCAGCACGACGCTGTCTGTGTTCTGCTCGTGCAGGACCTCGTCGAGTCCTGCCTGGTCGACCGCGTTTGCAGTGTTCATGGTGATCTCCAGTTTCTGCGGGTGGTGTTGACGCCGAGGGTGGGTCGGCGACGCTGTGGACGGGGGTCAGAGCGCGAACTCGGCCTCGTACAGCACTCGGGTCTCGCCGAGGT